AATCTCAAGGCAATTCTCTTGCCAGTAACATTGAATGATCAAATATTTGTGCATTCAAATCTCTCGGCAATTCTCTTGCCAGTAACATTGAATGATCAAATATTGACACATTCAATGTTACTGGCAAGAGAATTGCCGAGAGATTTAAATGATCAAATATTTACACATTCAAATTTCGGCAATTCTCTTGCCAGCAACATTGAATGATCAAATATTGACACATTCAAATCTCTCGGCAATTCTCTTGCCAGTAACATTGAATGATCAAATATTGACACATTCAAATCTCTCGGCAATTCTCTTGCCAGCAACATTGAACATTCAAATCTCGCGGCAATTCTCTTGCCGATAACGTTGAATGATCAAATATTTGCGCGTTCAAATCCATTACCAGTGATATTGAACGATCAAATATTTGCATGTCAAAACAATTTAGCACTAATGCATACAAATCTGGGTCACATAGTCTACCATATCGTCTATTTATTTATCAATAATTAGTAAACACATGAATCAGCAAATAAATCAGGATATTGTCTTCTCAACTATCAACGATAAAATTATTTACAACAGAGGAAAATCCATGTCATCCATAAAATTAGAGAGTGAATTAGCGAATTGTTATGAATGTGTACATTGCCGAATAACCAATTCTGGTTTGTCGGCAATCAGCATATTGATGAACGCACTATATATCAAACATGTTAACGATAATATCAACATCATATACGCTAACGAACTATACCCATTAACACCAGCAGTTCTATCTGCACCCACAAAATATGGTAACAAAAATGTAAACGTTGATGAATTTGACGTGACAAATGCATCGGAATTGATAAATCTATTTACGCAAAAATATTTTAATGGTATTAATATCCTATTTGCAGAGAGTGCGAGTAATCCACATTCATATATGTTTGATTTCGAAATCATACCACTATTACGAAAATTATCCAAAATATTATACGTTATAATTGATAATACTTGGCTGACCGAACTGATTTTGAATCCATTTGATTATGACGTTGATTTTGTCATTTTATCGTTGACAAAATATTATTCAGCTGGAAATGCTATAGGTGGGGCCATATTAGCAGATTATAACATTGAACATGTTGATATTTGGATGGAATTGACAGGACAGCACACGAGCCCTGTCAATTGCGAAATTATTTATGATAATATAGCGTCAATGGCGCAACGGATTGAGCGTTGTAGTGATTTGACTACTCGAATAATAGATTGGATCCAAATAAATACAACCGTTAAAACTATTCATCCATATAACAAAAATAATTCATTGTGGGACAAATATGCAGAATCATTTTATCCATGTGTCATCGTACTTGTTGTCGATGAAACTGTTATACAAAAATTCAAAAATCAAACATCAATCGATATCAAAGTGTCGTTCGGTTCTAAAATGTCCCGTATCAATCCATTGTCCATACTTGAGACGCAAAAGGATGGATTTTATCATATTAGGTTGGCTATCGGCTACGATGATACATATCAACGAATAACAAACATTCTTGGATCAATTTTGTGTTAATAATAAATTTATCATTAACGCATTAGAATATCATATATTTTTAATAATTTTATAATCGCAATAATTATCGTTTTAATAGTTGATTCTGTCACAAAATAGATCATTTCCATTATCAATTCTATTATTTTACTGGCTTTGCTTTCGACAACCATTTTTTTGGGATAATCAGCAATTTGAGGCACGGGTTCAGTCTCATCGAAATTACATATCAATTTAGGATCGCCATTGTAGTCAATAATTGCTGTTGCGTATTTTTCCTTCATTTCTTCTCTGGACATTGGATCATCTTTTATGACTTTAAATGCAATATCATATTCTTCTTTTGATAACTGTTTAGGGAAAATACATTCTTCTTCAAGAGTAGCTAAAATATCCACATACACATATTTATTATTATGATGTAGATGATACTCTTCATTTGTCATGATTGATTTATGATCAAATAGAATAGAAATTTCTGGAGTTACTATTAGTTTTATGAGGGATTTTATGACGTTTTCGCTGTCAGGAATTGAACCATAATTTTTCGTCGCTCCACCGTTTCCTTGAGTGATATAGTCACAATCACGATATTGCGGCCCCAATAATCCATCTTCGGTAGGATGATATGTCCTGAAATATAATCTATCGGTTATCTTATCCTCCAAACTATTTATTGATCGCAAAATGTTCCGAAAATATGCTGTGAAATTATATTTCATTAAGTTTGGGTTCGTCATATTAGAAATTAATGCATGAATATATTTTTCCCTATCCGATAAATATTGATTTATTAAGAATGTGGGATCTTCTACATCATAATGATAATTTTTACAGATCGAAACAAAACCTGGCGGACGAAATGATTGAGGAAGAATTTTTGACGCACAAAAGCCGCCACTAATGGAATTATAAAAAAAAGGTTTAATAATATCGGAATCATCTGGCACAATAATTGCGGCTGGTGGAGTACGTCCGATGCTCAATGAATCATTTTGCGATTTCGTTAAAATTTGCGTATTGTTCTGTACATCTTGATGTGTTATGTATAAAAAATTATCAACGAACATTATGTTTTCCGATAATGCATCAAACACAATGTCATCATATCGATACACACCTCCATCCTTATCAAAATATCTTGATAAATATATTGTCTTGCATTTTTGTAACCCCTTCAAAACATCGCCACAATATTTTTGATTTTCGCATAAATCATATATCAACAACGAATCTGTAAGATCCAAAACCTCGCAATTTAGATTCAATAAAGAATGTGGATCCATAAAATAACAACCCGTTAGTTTTAAATATTTCCATACTTTTTTGGTTTCAATAAATTCGCCAGTGACATTGACACAGTACGAAATATCAAGATTCTCACATGACTTTAATTTTTTGATGAATGCATCTGTGATGAGGTAACAGTGATGTAGAATGAGAGTGTTGCATTTTAATAATTGTATTGGAAATTGATCAGATATCATAGTGTTACTCAGATCTAATTTACAAAATTTCCAGTCAGATAGAACTCGTTCGATGATTGGACATCGTAAATGATTTAATCGAACTAATCGATCAAATGCAATATGATAGGCAAATATTTTGTAACACTCTGTCCTAGTCAAGGCAAACGATCGTACGTCATCCAAGTTCAAAAAATTTAGTATATGACTAGTGATATCTTGAGGAAATGATAGCATTATAATATAAATTATAAAATAATCAACGTGTTTTTATTTCAATTATATATTTCAATGGTTGAAATATGTAATTAATTTGAATCAATCGGCGAAAATGAAACCTTCATCGTTCCCAAATTCGGAATATCGAATAATAAAACGAGTGGAAAATCTTTATCCATAATGATTTCAGTTTCTTTTTCTTTTTTTATATAATCAATAAATGACAAGATTTTGCTGACATCAAATTCTCCGTCTACATTGACTGTGTTTTTGCCCATATACGTAACGTCCATACTTTTTTCAATGACGCCTATTTCTTTACTTGTTACATTAAAAGTCATTGTATCATTAGTAGCCGTTATCATCACTTTATCCGATATTCCGTTAAGTTCGGAGCAAATCGAACGGAATTCGTTTCTATTTATTTTAAATCTACATCGTCCGTCTAACGACATTTTAGGTATTTGTTGATCGTCAATTTTGATCAAAATAAAATCTATTTTAACAGGTCTGTCTTCAACAGAGCGGACGTACAAAGTATCCGTTGAATTATGGCGCATGTACATATTGACAGGTACATTGTCTTTGATCAAATTTAACACCGTAAAAAAATTTTTGAAATCGATTCCTATTCGCATTTGTTTATCTGTACACGTAAATGGGTCAAAATATTTTGATTCTAGGCGCATATCGACGTATATATTTTTGTCTTCCGACATTTGTTGCAAAACGATACCACCTTTTTCATTATTACTATCTGGTTTTACAAAAATTAAATATCCTTCGCGAACGACTGGATATATTTTTTTGATTATTTTGGTCAAATCACCGACTTCCGCAATTTGTACTTCCAAAAATTTTTTCGAACGGCCACTCATTATATATATACTACTGGGTTAACTTTTAATATATATATAATTTATATCATCAATTTTTTTCTTTGTTCGTTTCTTCTTCAATGGGGGTCAAAAAAACATACATTTTACCTAAAGTAGCAATCGCTATCACTAATACTAATGGAAAATCGTTTTTTAAATATATGTCAATAGTGTTACATAATTTATTGCATTTGCTAAAAGATAATAGATTTTTTAGTTCATATCTACCTTGAACGACAACATTTTTGCTAGGATTTTTCGCACCATGTATATCTTTATAGGTTTTTGTGATATGACCTGCATCGCTTATTCCTTTGAACGATATTTGATCATTTATGGATATAATTTCAACGATGCGGGTATTATTATTAAAATGTTTACAATCTGTGTGAAACTTATCTGACGCAATTGTAATAATATTTTGAAACTCTGTTTGCGGAATTTGTAACTCAGGATTACTAATATCCATCAAAAACAATTCAATGTCTGTTTCTTCGCTACCATCGTTATTTTTGGCTACACTATTGATATATAACCTATTCATATTATCCTTGTTCATGTAAAAGATAATCGGTTCATCATCGTTAATCATTTTAAGCATAGCGTGTAACTGATTAATATCAACACCAATCTTGATTTTTGGTTCAGTGCACATAAAGTAATCAAATTTATCTGAATCTAATGCTAATTTAATCAGAACGCTTTTGTCTTCCGTTAATCTGAGAATGCGAATTCCTCCGCCACATGCTTTCTTTGCAGTGTTTTTTTCAACAAGATTTTTTTTCCTTTTTTTCCTCTCATTGGTCGGATTTGCATCAATTTTTTCATAATAATCGTCATCTTGCGATTGATCGAATGTCTTATCTGGAGGTATAAAAACAATACAACAATCAGAAATGACAGTACTTATTCTTTCGAACACTTGTTTAAGCACACCAGTTTGGGAAGTTCTAACTTCTAGAATCCGTTGTGGTTTGTGATTTTTTTGTATATTTTTACTCATTCCTTAACAAATATAGTATTTAATTCTTTAAATGCGTTCGATTTGCGCGCGAAAAATTATTAATCGTGATTTATAAAAACATATAATTAACATTGGATGTCATGGATATTAAAATTTATATGTTTGAATAAAAATTCTAGTCCTTATCGAAGATATTTACGCAAAAAATATTTTCTATTAATATAGAAATATTATGAGTGTTAAAAATAGTTACCGTTTAATCAATCCTTATGTTGAAGGGTCTATCGACACTATAGTGAGCGCTAAAAATGCTAGGAGCGCCGGCAAACATTTGTATAACGCCGTTTCTAAGTACTTTACCAATCATGTTGAAGATTTTAATTTTGCCATCCAAAATATAAAATCAAAAGATATCACTCACTTCAAAATTAATGAAAAACGAGACGGTACGAATACTAATACAGTTGATTATAATATGATACAATTGCCAGATGAAGTTTTGTCAGCTAAACTAAACGAAAAATTAATGGACAAAGTAGATGAACTAGAAAAGCAAACAGGAGGTAAAGGACATTTTGACGATGATTCATCTATTTCAGATTCATCATCTTCGGATGATTATTTACGTCGTAGAGATAATATATATGTTCATCCAATAACACGGTTCACGTATTTCAATTTGCCATATTTGTACAATACGACTACAAAATTTATCGGATTAAACGCAAATGATTACAAGAGCTTATTTATGCCAGTATTTAGTTGGCCAATCAGTCCAGTTGTAGAAATACGTATGGATTTGTACAAATCATAGATGTCAACATTATAAAAAATTTTAATGTTAACATATATTAATGTCGTCAAAAAAAAGAAGCAAAAAACAGCAAATGTCTGAAGAAATATCTGAAGAAATATCTGAAGAAGTCGAAAGTCCAGTCAAAAAACCAAAAAAAAAGCCGGCTAAAAAACAGCCAGTCAAGAAGGCTGTCAAAAAGGCCAAAAAAGTTGTCAAAGAAGAAGATAGCATTTCCGAAAGCGAAACTGTTATCCGCGAGACAGCTCCTCCAAACGAAAAAGTTGGTAATTTAGCACATGCCCAGCTAAAACAGAACATATTATCCTGGTTAAATGATGATGACAAAATCAAAGAACTAAATGCTGAAACGAAGAAATACAAAGTTGCTAAAAAAGCAAAGGAAGATAATATCATTAAAATGATCAATAAACTTGGTTTGGAAGAAACACCGCTCGTTATCAAAGACGACGATAATAAATTACGAGGACACGTGCGACGTAATAAATCAGTCACTTCTGGTGCAATAAAACATGATATTATCAAGAAAACGCTGATGGAGGTGATCAAAAATGAAAGTCAAGTTGATCAACTTGTCCTCAAAATAGAAAATAATCGTCCTAAAGTTACCAGATACTATCTTAAACGCACCAAAGGAATCAACGAAGAAAAAAAATCTACCAAAAAATAATCATATAAGTATAAAACGTATACATATATAATTATTAAAAAAACATTGCACATGTACAGTACGTTCAAAGATATCAATGATATGTCGGCAGCAGACATACAAGAAAAATTAAATAGCGGCTCATACATGTCATCAAATACTCGAAAAACGTTGACAGATCGATTAAATATGTTATCGGAAAACGGATCCTATACAAAAAAGAAAGAGGCTGGTGCACAAAAACCTCAATCTAAAAGTATTAACGACGCAATGTTCCCAACATTTATAACTGTCGAGAGTAAATCAATGAACAGTTTAGATTTCGCAAAATTCGCCAAAAATGAAAGCAGTCACTCACAAGAATTACTAAACAAAGATATCAACATCAATTATGACGAAATCTCAAAAATTTATGATGACTTTGCTTTTCTGCGCCTTAAATTGTATCATAACGAATTATATAACAAAACTCGAATTCTATGTGCCATCAAATTAGTGAAACATTATGGTGCAAAACAATTCCATGATCATTTTGAATATGATAAACTGAAACAACGCGAAGAAATGACAAGGGAGCGCATCTTAGTGTGCGAAAAGTTGATTTTTTTATGCGAATATATCAAACAAATAGAAAAATTATACACATCATTCAATCAAGAAATGTTCAAATTTGTTATCGAAAATAAAGCCTTTATTTTTCAAATTAAATATTCGTTGGGTAATCATGAATCAATGGAATTTATTGAAGAAACGTTGAATATTCTGATTCAAAGACTAATAGAGCGCAATTTTGATGCTTATTCCCAAGATCTGATACAAAAAATTTTGATAGACAGTCAACGTATCTTAAAAAATATTGTTACACAGTATGATCCTCATCTGGAATGCGAATATTACGTTTCATTAAATAGCACAATTACAAATTATGTCATTTCACCCATAGGAATAAGCACTAACTACTATGTTGACACTGACAATAATTTTGCCCACTATCAGTTAGATATTAGCGATAGGCGGTTACAAGAAATTACGATTTCCCAATTAGAAGCGATATTTAATGAGAAGTATGATTCCCAATGTGATGACTTTTTTGTTATTTATGATGGTAGCAAAAAAATTCGCATGAACTGTGTGATAAGTGGCAGGGATTTCATAAAAGCTGGGACCTTTAATATTTCTAATATGCCTCCACATGTGCGCACTTTTTCGTCGATTATATCAAATAGAAATGGAGAACCATCATTCTTACCACAAAATACTAAAAAATGTGTTTCAAACTGGTATCGTAAAGAAAATAATCTAGGATGCACTAATCAACAATTTGTTGACGCAGTTTTTGACGAATTATTGGAGTTAGATAAACATGGAATTCTAAGAGCAAATATGAAAAAACCATTCAGAGTTTTAGCCAGCAAAACATCGAGAGCAATTTAAAGTTTCATTATTGTTAAATTAATAATAATGAATTACGATTCTATCATAACCGACGAAATGTACGATTGGATTGATAATTTAGATGCGGATTGTAAATATATTGATGCTGTCCGTAATTTGTATCAAGAGCTAATGATGATGGTGAATGACGTCGACAGTCCCATGTTCAATCCGGATATGTTTGCTCATTTGACAGCTGATCAATTTGTAGATTGGGTAGTAAATGTTAATAATCAATAATTATTAACATTATATTGAGTTACAAATTCCTTTGATATTAGTATCAGGTTCGATTGAAGATTGCATCCATGGTCCGACATTGAGTTTTGGATTAACAATATCACCTCTAATATCATTAGGAGGATCGCGCAATGAAGAAGCGACTGTTTTAACTGTCATAGGAATTTTAGGATGAATCAAATGCGTTTCTTTGATTTTCTTGGTGGATTTGATTGGTTCCGCGTCAAACCAATCATGATCATTCGGCATGTCAACATCGAACGGTTCTTCTTGTGTTCTTTGTGTAAATTTGTTCTTTTTGTATTCAAAATTCTGAGAATCATCTTGCTCTTTGTCTGACTGTTTATTTTCCATCTAATTACTAATGTTAATAATTTATAATAATTATTAACATTATGTCGCATTACAAATTCTTTAAGGTTCAACGGTGGATTGCATCCATGGACAGATAATAAATTTTGGATAAACAATATCAACTCGAATGTCGTGAGTTACGTTACGCATTGGAGCACCGATTGTATTAATTCCAACACAACATTTAGAATAACGATAAAAATCATTTACAAGCCTGTTACGTTTGCGCATAGAATATTAATATTAACAATTTATAATAATTATTAACATTATATCGCGTTACAAATTCCTTTGATATTAGTATCAGGTTCAATTGTAGATTGCATCCATGGACCAGTATTAAGTTTTGGATTAACAATATCACCTCGAATATCATGAGTTGCGTTACGTAATGAATTAGCAACTGTGTTAACTCCCATGTGAGTTTTAGGATGGATTAGATGTGTTCCTTTGATCTTCTTAGTAGATTCTAATGGTGTTACGTCGAACCAATCTTGTCGTTCTTGCGGTAACATTTTGTCAACATCAAACAGATCATCAATATCTTTTTGTGTTCTTTGTGTAAATTTATTTTTTTTGTACATGAAATCACGAGGATCATTTTCAACATATCGATCATCTTCTTCTCTATCTAACGGTGATTTTTTTAGCATTCTCTTTTCCATATATGACGGTTGGCGATGGTCGTACACGTCTGATGAGTATGGTTCTTCCATTTTTCGCATATTCAACTGTCTTTTTCTACCATAGTTATCAAATGGCGCATGAGTTTCCGACATTGGATCTGCAGGAGAAAAATCACCAGAGCCTCCGTCCAATGTTCTATCTTCGACAGAGTATTGCGTGATCAAATCATCAATCAAATCTCCTGGAATATCATCGTCAGATCGATTACTCAATACTGGAGGCTGGATAACAGGTCTATTTCGATCTGCACTACGCGGTTCTCCGCCTAATGGTCCGCGTCTTTCCCTGATTAAAGTTTCATCCATGCTGTATGTTTGCATATCATCATCTAAAACTCCATCATTTTGAAATGGTTCAGAATCTAATCGGTTGAAATAATAAATTATAGCAATTACTACGACTATAACCAATAATCCTAATAATAAATTGGAGTCCATTTTCATATTTAATTATATACTAATTTGAGATATTAATATTTTTTAATCTTATATCCTGGCATTTTGAGAAAGATCTTAACTCATATCATTTAAGACACGTTTTTTTGCCTCCAAAAGTTCAGCGCGTTTGGACTAAACTATCTCCATCATCCAAAATTTACTAATTAATAATTCTGTATAAAAAATCTAGCTTAACTATATAATTTTAAATATGTCGACGAATGAGAAAATATTACAATCGTACAACGAAAGTAATTACAAAGAAATATTGGACCGTTTAGACACGGTTATTGATGATATGGGAAATACTATCATTCATCACATCGCATCTAAATTGGATAAAGACTCAATTGAATCATTGAAAAAATTAGACAAAAAATGTATTACGTACACATTGATGAATAAAGCAAACAAAAATGGGGATCTTCCAATTCATTTGGCGTTAAAAACATTGATCGAAAAAGATGCAGATTCGCATGATTTTATTGATTATCTTATCAACGAATGTCACGCCAATCCAAATATTCCTAATAACGAAGATATGGTGATTACACAAAAGAAAGAACCAGTTCATATTCCACAATCGTCCGCACCTCAGACTGACCATTTTGATTTTATCTCAAAATTGATTCAATATTACATAAATTCATTTAATCAGCCAACTGCACAAATCAAAGGAGGATATTCAAGCAAACGCATCATCCGATCCAAAGTATCTGATTTCACAGACAGCGACGTTTTACCCGATTCTGGAGTCAATGACACATTCAGACTAACTAAAAATAAACGTATACATCATAAAATTAATAATGTAGATTCACAAGATGGAGGAAAGCGAGATCCTAAAATTACTGATACATACAATCAGATTCTTAAAAAAATAATAAAAGTACTCAATGTTGACGAGGCGACTGCAAAATTGTATAGGATGGCTTTAAAGAAGAAAGTCATTGATGACGATCCAGATTTAAGAAAAGGGTCTAATGATGCCAAAAAAATGGAGGCGATTGAAAAATTATTGGGGGATGATAAAAATGCCAAAAAAGTACTAAACAAAATTTCACCAGACACAATTGATGGGTTGCGAACTTGGTTATCCGAGCAAGATGCAAAACGTTCAGAGAATTCTGAATCAATCAAAAAAAAAGATGACAAACCCAAAGAAAAAAAAGCTAAAAAAGTAACCAAGAAAGCACATGAATCTGAAAAAGGATATTTACATTCTGACGAAATATTGTTCTCGCCAGATTATTTTTAAATTTGTGTTCCGAAAAAATTTTTCTAATCTCAATTCATATAGCCACTGATGAATCCAAACGAATTTAAGTCGGGTATGGGGCCAATGACAGATAGATTGTTAAATGGGATATTAGATGTCATATCCAAAGAAAATTTTTCACAACGATTTACACAAATAGTAAATGATAGAGTGCAACCTTATGTACATATTGGTATGTTTATGTATGCGGTAGTAATTGTCCTACTCCTTGTAATAATTTATTTATTGTATGATAAGAAAAAAATAATATGATAATATCATTTTTTTCTCATAAAAGTTGCACATTTTTTGGCAACTGATCGAAACTGTCTAAACTAAACGGGGATTTTTGAATTTTTAACATACATGGCATAACAGATGAAGTGACCGATGCGGCCATATATCCCTGCTTATTTCGAGCATGAATCTTTGTTCTTATCCTGATGAACGATTCGCATTCAAAATATGGAACGCCAAATCCGCAAACATCCTGATACGTATGATATAATCCATGACTGCCAACTTGGATGTACTGACAGCCTTTCGCATGATACATCTTAGAAATAAGATTATTGGAGCACGGAAATCGAACATCAGAAAAATCTGGCGAACTTTTCTTTATCCGCAACCATTCATCATGCGTTATTTTCTCATTCATAAATTTTGGTATCTTACCATTGAATATTTTCATGTCACCTATATTTTTCTCAAACAATATCTTAGCATCTTCTGGTATCTTATTTTTCCCTCCTGATTTCCATGATCCACTTGTTCTGTCAAATTGCAGCGTCATCTGCATCCCTTCCACAAACTTTTTTTTGCATTCTATTCCGATCTCATTGACACCATGTTTAATAATGACATCCACTCCTGCTGATGATCCAGCAGTATTTTTTTTTGTTGTCAATGGACTTGAAGATCCCTTAAACTTGATCTTGTGACACACATCGAGCGTGTCCCTTTCATATGCCTTGCCGCTCGCTGCAGCTTTCCCTGAATATTTTTTATGAATAGTGATAAGTGTATTTTCGAATTCATCTAAATTAAATCTAGGAACTGTTTTGATATCTTTCCTCTTACATGACGTTGGTCGTATCTTTTTTGGAGCTCCCGGAGTTACTAATTGCGCTACGAATAATAAAATTTCAAGATCAAATTTGGGGATTCTCGTTATTAATTTCTTACGGCTAATACTAAAAACTCTTTTTTTAGGGGCAAAACAACGTTGCATGTTGAATATATAATAGGGATATAGGATGGATCAGTGCAGAATTAAAGATTTCAATTTTTTTCGTAGAATAGGCAAATAATTTTATCAATTAATTATAGATAAAATGATATCGTTGGAAAATATAATCACTTATTTAGGTGCCGCAGGGATAATTTATTGTTTGATTAAGGCTTTTAGCGATGATGCGATAGATGATGTCAAAATAGGAATCATCATTGCGATTGTGATGATAATAATCATTTTTCTAACGAACAAAAATAAATTGACGGAAGGATACAGAATTGTAGAACCTCCAGTGCAAGATGCTTTATTTGCATCAACCGATGGAACTGTCAGTGGTGTTTTCAAGCCCGGCGTAGAAATTCCTTCAAACGTTGTTGGTCTTCCGAGACCTGAAGTGAATGTCCCCGTAAATATTCCCCCGGCACTCATCGCAGACACAACAGAACCGCAAATAACTCTAGAACCTAAAAGAAGAGTTTTTGACTATCGAACATCAGATCAAGATATGATCGATTTTATGAATTTATCTGGCGTAGATAAACAAAAATTTGAGGAGATGATGTTCATTGAAGACGCTGCCAAAGAAGGTATCAAAGAAAGATATCAGAACGAAATGGTTTATACGAGTAGCAATCCATTCAATACCGTTCCATTAGGACGTAATTTGAATCCATATACATATCTTCCCGAGTTTGCATGGTATAGAGGATATGAACAACCACCAGTATGTATTCCATCTCCAAATGATTGTCCAGTATGTCCCCTCGCTCCATCCGGTACAACGGATTTGATGCATTTTAACAATGTAGATAATGTTAGGGAACGAGCACCTCAAGGAATAAATCTCAAATATACCAAACGCGTACTAAACGGTGATAGATCTTAAGGTCTATATAGTTCAAAAATTGCAAATAATTCTACGACTCAAATATATAGCATATTCAATGATCGAAAGCAAACATATGATTATCGTTGGTGTAATTATATGCGCATTAATGGCGTATTATTTTTATAGCGAATTGACTAAAATGAAAAAAATAGTAGATCCTATTCATCACAAATCCCTTTCTATGGAATTAAGACTCGGTGAATTAGAAAAAAAGATTAATACAAATGTGTCAAAAAGAAAAATAAATACACATTCTCCACCGTTATCGATCACATATAATTCTTCTGATATCGGGAGAAATCAATTGAGTGTGATATATGATGAAAATATTCGAGAATCAGAAGCGAATAGGCTTTTAAAGAACATAGAGAATAAAAATAAGCGGCAAACGGTGGCTCAAAATATGCATTCATGTCCGGCAAAAGAATACAACGATTTGTTAGTAGATTTGAGTGAATCAGATAAACAGTCTTTGAAACAACAAATTGATGCAGCAAAACAAGACGATTTATTTGGGGGTGACACGGCTAGATCGGCAAGTAACTCAGGATATGATTCTGATATCATGAGATATGTATCAGAATCATTGTATTACGCCGACTTACCATCCGACGGTTCACAATTATCTGACATTCCAAAACCGCTAAAACGGTCAGGGTTAGGATCAAATGTGATGTCAAAAATAACGTTAAAACATAAAAATGAATTAAAAAAATAAATTATGTATAAAATCTCATTTAACATTAGACATGGATAATTCAAGAAAAAAAAGATTAGGAGGAAATAATGTGTACTACCCGGATGGTTGTCCAGCGATAATGGATGACGGCAGATTTATTACTTATTTTGGTTCCACAAACGAACTTACTGAAACTATGCAAAAAATGAACGGATTTCGTAGTTCCAATCAATTTCGAACGTTTATGCAAAAAAACGGGCAACGATTTATGGACGCTGAACGAGAATATCAAAACAGAACCAATACATGTTCGCCAAGAACAGCATGCAGTGAAGGATGGTATGATTTATGGACCATTAAAGATGGTTATTGGGGTAACGATTATTCATCCGAAATAACTCTCAATCGTTAATATAATGTATTATATTAACAATTGTCTATTTTTGATTTCTATTTTTTTAACATGCGGTATTTCACCTTTTCTATGTTCAGAACCCTTGTCTAATATTACATGTGTGACAGATTTAGGTATATTACCGCACAACTGGCAAGAAAATTTTGCACCAAATGTTATTTTTTGTACACCTAACGGAATCGCCTTTTTTATAGTTTTATTGAATGCGTTGCCAAATTTTATTTCAATAACTGAATCTGGAATGCAACCGACAATAGACGAATTAAAACGAGTGCCAAATTCTAAATGCGTGACACCATATGGTATAGAGCCAGGACTTATTCCACATTCTAAAATGAATAACATTCTCACTGAATTGGGAATCATCCCCTGTGATATTACCCCATATTCAAATTTAAGTTTCAAAGTGGTCACTGTCGAAGGTATGGATAATGATATTCTAACAGCATGTCCACGAATAGACAGTACTTTAACAGGTGGTATTATTGAATTTTTTACCAAATAAAGACTCCTCAACGATAACCTCTCGACACTCTTGGGAAAACCTTTTTCTAAACTCTGATTAAATGAATCCCCGAATTTAAGAGTGATAACACTATCAGGAATTCCAAATACTGGATTTTTTGAATCAGAATCGTCAATAATCGGTTTATTAAATTCATATCCAAATTTTAAATCGGTTACACCATATGGAATACTGTTGATTATGTTTTGGTTAAATATCATACCAAATTCCAATCTGCGAACACTTTTAGGTATCATACCATCTATTTGTTCATTAAAAAATTCTCCAAAAAATAATTCTGTTACGCTGTTTGGAATATGTATTTTATAATTGGTACGTATTGCTTTGACATTTTTTGGCAAAATACACAATGGAATTTCATGACCACAATAATAATTAACCCCCATGAATTTTGGCAAAATACGTGATAGAATTTCATGACCAGAGTAATAATTAACCCCTATGAATTTTGGCGGACTTTCGATTATGATTCGCGTAAAATTATGATACAACTTGTTATGAATTATTTCGTCTATATACATAGGTTCGTCGTAACAAATTATCACTCGTTTCGGATACATTTTTTTATTAGTTGATGTCAAACATATCTTGTCTTTCGAACTCAATGTTAAACAAATACTAATAAAAGAATCATCAATAATGTCTTCCATTTTATGATAATATATGACTAATACATTATCATGAACTAAATAATTTTCAATTTTTTTAACAGAGCAACAAAGTACCCACTAACCCATTCGTTTCATTATTTGGACCTGACGCAAAGTATATATTACGACCATATGCCAATCCCCAAAGTCCATCAATGATAACATCCACGCCACATCTATCCCTCAACCTACCAACGAACACACCGCGACTGGTGTAAACACCGATCGTACCATCACCAAAATTACCTATCAAAAATATACCGCATCCTGTACAAGTCTGAGCATATGTATCTTCTCTCAAGCGAAGAATGCTCCAGGGTGAATTAAGATATCCACCACTCAAAAATCTGCCTAAAAATACTCCCTGAACGCTAAACATACTTATAAATCCATTTCCAAGACCAGATACATCATCTTCAGCGTTACTATCTTGTTTTGCATATGACACATATAATTTCCCACAAATGTATGTTATGTTAAACGGTGCGTAACCGATTGGCAATGCTGGATCAATAAATGGATATCCAGCCAGTAAATTAAAATTATCATCAAAAACATCAATACGATTATTATGAAAATCTGCTACATACAAATTATTATTAGCTATTGCGAGTCCTTTGTAAATTGCGTTCACACTTGATCGATCAACAACGATGATAGTACTTGTTGCGTTGACAGTTGCGTTATATCCAGAAACAGTTCCGTCCTCTGTGCATGTTATCAATGTTGCCGGTCCACTTACCATCCCGTTCGTAACAACAAAATTTGTCCCCGTATTAACAACTAATCCGGTAGGTGACCCAGTTCCTGTCGACGCTGGTGGTACCGTTATTATAGTTAGTAATGGTACTCCATTAAGATTATATGTGGTGATCAAACCAGTGCCATTGTCTGCTACCCATAACCGTCCTGAATAATTTACGATACCCCATGGATTTACTAAATTTACATCTTGATTTGGTGCAACATTGGGTTGATTCGAAACTAGATTTGTAATGATAAAATTTTCATCCACAATGCATTTCTTTTCTTGGCGACAACAATCATCGCTCGATGAAGATGAAGAACTTGATGAACAATATTTTCTGCATTTGTATCTGCACGACATTTCTTATATGTATATTACTTATAAAAAATATAGCAAGCACGGTGATTACATTAGTCTGTTTGATATTGTGACCAATTGATAAGTATGTAACAAATATCTCTCATAACCAAAAACTGTCATATTTATAGTGTTAATGAAATTTTGATAGGTGTTCAAAATAAATGGGGCCAAATAGTTATTAAAATTTTCAACAAAAATATGATTGTCATCGATAATAATCATCTTAACACTTTTGATGATATTTAAAATTGGTATTAGCAAGTCTTTATCATTCGTTATTTTCTGTTCCGGATCGTTGCTATTATCATATATTTTGGTATAAAATTTGATGGCTCTTTTGGGTAGGATGTTATTCAAATACATATCCAATGTTGTATTATTAAATCTCGTTTGCAGAATTTCGCCAAGTACATTATTTGAAAAGTCATCATTTTTGATCAGGATATTTGTGGCATCCGATTTTTGAATAGAATTATATATCTGGCGCAAAATGATATTTTTGATAGCTGGAGTGATGATTAAGTTGATAAGATAGATAAGTTGGTCTCGTTGTTCTGCTAAAATTGGATTATCATCTAAGGATCGTGGCAAATTGTTGCGAAGTTCGATATAATCTTTAACAATAGCCATGTAATCTGCAATGACGGTAATATTTTCTTTGTTGTTTCGGGGATCAGTTTGGAGATATCGTTCTAATACGTAACCTATTCTAAAAAAGATCAGTGACGGGGTATTCAAAATATCTTTACTAAAATAATTTTCCCAGATACTGATATTCATTTCAACCATACTATCATCATACACTCTATTTGTACCTTTACTTATCTTATCAAACGAATTTTCGTAAAAATTGGTCAAAGTGAACGATGATTCTCTACTCTCAACTGTATCAACGATATTTTGTACCGCGCGCATGTAAAATGATTTAAACAAGTCATTTTCCATATCATCATCTTGTGGCAAGACTATTTCTATGTTTTTGATCTTATTTGAAATCAATCCTTTACGTACGTTTAATGCGGCAATAGCAGAATCAATGACAGGAATTTGCAGAGGTTTAGAGTCCTTCTCTTTCGTCAAACCATCAATTTGATTTTGGATGATCTCTATTTCCTTCTGAAACTTTGATATTTTTCGCTGATTAACATCTTTAAGATCACTTGCAGCCATCTTCTCCAAATTATCACCAAAACTGGTACTGATAATTTTATTTAACCCGGGATCATTTGGGCCGACTTGATACAAATCAACTGGATAGATGTTATTTTTGTCAGAAACATTGCTAATAATTCTTTTAATTTTGTCTTTCAATTCTGATGTGATATTATATCGATAATTTTCGGTATAAATGTAGAACATATGATTATACATTGCAATTTGTATTGGAACTCCTAGTGTGATATTTTTAATGATGTTGTTATTGAATTTTTCATTTCGCAATCTTGAAATCAATACATCATTAAATGGTTTCGAAAATTTCTCCAATGCATTTTTGATGGGATTTTCATTTAAGAAATTTAAATGACGAGACAGATCTTGTATGATTGTATCAAGTGGGGTCTTACCTTCGTTGTTTTTGATTGCAACTGCGCCATTATCGACTAAAAGTTTTACTAGTTGGGGATGACCCATCTCGACTGCCAGATGCAATGGAGTTTCGCCATCGGAATTTTTACTATTGATTGTATCAGATGTTATTGATTGTTTCACGACTGCAGGATTGATATTGTAGCATTTCTTGGCGTTAGTATTTGAAGAATTCTCTGAAAAGTAGTCAATATCATACAGATAATGAATAAATGGATCATCTTTTGTGGCATAATCGAGTTGTGTAGGTTGTTGTTCTACATGTGACATTTGAAATTCCAAATTTGCATAGGTTTTATTTTGAGTCAATATATTTTCTAGCGCCTTTTTTTCTACAGAATTTAATACCATTTGCAAATAATCATTCTGTTTAAAAAATGGAATTTCCGGAATGTTGTATTTGAAGTTATTGACTTTATTATAAACCCAATCGATGACCGATTTTTTGACCGCAAAATCGATGATATCGATGATGATTTTGTCAGTCACTTGTCCAATAACTATTAATGTAGGGATGTCCGATAATTTTGTATATTGCGCGTCACCCAATGCGATGTTTTTGAGTTTAGGATAGAATCCTATTTGGTTTGCAGGTTGGTTGTAGTAAGTGATCGTTCGTTCGAGTATCTCTTGTTTTACTAATTTTATGTGGTCATCGAGTAAAGATTTGATGGATAAGGGCATTCCGGTTGCCCAGATGGCGTCAATATCAAAATCGTTCTCTAAAAAAGCAATGAATGCATCTTTGTATCTAATGGTTTCTGGTCCGGCTCCAGGAATTCCAGGTCCAGCAGCAGGTACATAATCTAAAAATTCTCCAGCGATACTGTTTTGTACCTCTATATAATTTGGTCCAGGAATAACATTTAGTTGGTTATTATCTCCAGCAGCAGGAACATTAGAAATGATTCCTGTTCTTGTAAGTAACATATCACGATATTTATCGTTAGCAAAATCGAATGATGATAACGGAAGAATATTGCCGATTGGTATATGTGCTCCAGCGTAAAAGTTAATCGCATTGATCGTATATTTCTGCAATGTCGCAGTTATTTTGTCGTTGGCCAAGTTTTCTGATAAACTTGTGGGTACATTGATCATTGGCAAATTATTATCGAACACATTTGTTCCTTTCTTAGATAATAACGCATATGAGTTATTTCGGTTAATAAAATCAACAACTTTGTTATGATATTCGGTAATTCTTGCTACAAATTGCGTGCTATTTTTGATAAGCATATTCACGTTTTGCGTTAATTTTTTTTGTCCAGCAACTAATGACGAGGATGTGGGATCCGTTATGTCGACAAATGCGTCATATTCAACTGTGCCAACCTTACTCATATTCTGTTCGAAATCATTCACATCTTTGACCATATAAAATAACTCAGCAATTAGGGTCGGTAAATAGATTTGCGGAATGTAATAATAAAAATTCTTAGAGATAGACCAATTAATATCAGACATTATCTCATTTACTTTTCTAATTCGAACGTTGATGGTATTAATATTTCTGATCACAAGCCTATAATTTGCTCCGATACGTTCTGTGATAAAAAATGATGCGGGTATTTCGTCTCTGCGGACGGCATCGAGTAAATCAGAATTGTTAATTAATTGAATTTGATCGATTATTGATTGATAATTTTTTCGGACGTTGTTAGTACCTAAAAATTTATTGACCTGTTCGTCAAATTCTTTGTTTTGTATCACTTTCAAGAATTCGTTAAATACCGGATTCATTGCTTCGGCGATATCTAGTCGAAGATTATGAGTTCGCCCTAACTTAAAATCATCCGGTTCTAGCAGGACATTTACGGGAAATATTTTTAATAATCGGGCATGTACATTATTAATAACGGATGGATCGACGTTTCCTTGTTCTATAAAAGTTTTAAACCATGAAACAAGAGGATTATTAATATCCCATTTTACCGTTTCATATTTTTGAAGCAGGTCGATATTATTTGGATTCATCATATCTAATCCATCAGGTATTATCAAACTGTAAAGAAGAGAATTGTCTATCTTAGGTAATCGTTTTTTATTGTCGCGGGTATATCCAAATATTTTTTTAATAGATTGATTTATTGCTTTTCTGTTTCGATATTTCCGAAGATTTTGAGAAATTTGTTGACATAATGATGCTATCATGACTTCGATATTATTTTCAAAGAATTTGTAAAAAATTTTCATAGTGACGATCAACAGTGGAAACTCTTTTCTAAAACTTTCAGTGAATACTTCGTCAACGTGCTTCCATAAATCCTTGAACGGACGATCGAAAGCTGTGATGTATGTAAACATACTATAAAAACCGTCATGATTTATGTTATTCGCAACTTGGCGGATGGCATCAAAAATACGGAAGATATCTATATATGTCAGACGTTTTCTTAACGGACTAATAATGTATCCAGATATTGCTGACTCTGGAACGCCTGATAAAAACAAGGGATATCCCTGTGCCAAGACTGGATTATTGGCAGTTCCAGCTGGCGGATTGAATATAGCGAACCATTTATTCGCGTTGGGGCTACCTGCGCTTGTCATATCCCTATTTATTGGTTTTTTTGATAAACCATAATCAATAATCGATCTACTAAAAAAAAGGTCGTCATTTCCGCCTGCACTTACGAATTCCTTCCGAAACATTTGCAAATAAGGATAACGTGCAAATATATTCCTGAATTCAGTATTGGTTAATCCTTGTATATCAGACGGCCGAATAGGGGCACTTAGATTTCCCGGAATGTCATAAGTTATCATCGCTGTCATGTTATTGTTCAAAAAATTTGTCAGTGTTAAGTTACCGTTCAATATATCTATCTCTTCTATGGTCTTTTGTAGATATTCAAAAAGTATTGGTCGGTAACTTTTTTTTAAAAATTTATTTATCAGAACCGGATCTTTAAATAATAAATATGCATCATCAACATTATCTGCTTTAATTTTATCCGGTATTCCAGCTAATCCGGGTTGATTCATCATATTTTGCGCAGGATTATATTGTCTCCGTTGTGTGTATATATTGTATGCCTCTGCTGACATGAACTTCATCTTACTCATAATCGTATCTACCATAACAGTACATGGATTTTCCGTGAACTCCTTATTTGCGATTAACAACGATAATATTTTGCTGTACAATATATCTTTTCCATCTTCAAACGTCATTTTAATCTGTTCCGTTTTAAGATTATTCAAATCAGCGGCGATGTCGATCATCATCTTATTGATGCTACTATCTGTAGGATCCAGAATCTCTGCTTCCTTCTTTTTCAAATTTTCGCCTATTTTTTGAATAGATTGATCAGTTTCGTTAGGCATAATTTTTTCGTATGCAGTTAATCCTGGTCCCCATCCCGTATTATTTGATCTAAACGTAATCGGATTGGTTGCAGTTCTTAATAAATCCTTTTTAACGTCATCTGTCATGTTATCAATTATTAACTCTAATCCATTTTGTTGTTCTTTCAAATCACCAGTATAATTTGGATCCTCAGCCACGTCCGTAAAAATCTTCGTTATTTTATCCTCTAAATCTCGCTCAGTAGAACTGTTTTCATACATATCAGCAACCTTGTCAATGGTATTGATCAAATGGACAAGATCATTTTTAGTATTAGGATCAGTGTTAAGTATCTTCATAATTTCACTTTCGGCTTCTATTAATGCTTCAGAGAGCAGTCTATCATCTATTTTTTGCGATGGAACTAGATCTCCGGGTTTGACGTCGTTGGGACATTCAACTCGGCTTCCACTGATGGCATAATGCAATGGGGTATTATTTGAACTATCTTTCCTTACCATAACAGTTTTTTTATCAACAAAGAACTTAATAATATCTTCATTTTGTAATTGTGCTGCTAAATGGATAGGCCAAACATTACTTGCATCTGGTAGATCATATGGTGCCCCCATTGAATCTAAATACCTAATTAATTCTAACTTTGCGGCGTCATTGGCTATTTTGTCATTCAATTCAAGCACAACATGAAACGGGGTCTTTCGAGTACCACCTTCGATCAAATTTAACCTATTTTTGTGTTCAATAACAAATGATCTTATTTTGTTAATATCTCCACTTTTAAGTTCTGTAAAAAAGTTTTCGGATATTGTATCAGGTATCACTTTTTCTGGATTTTGATCTAGTATTGGATATTGTTGTCTTTTCATCATACCTAATTATACTTACGAACGATAAAAAATGGCAATTTTCAACAAAAAAAATTGAAAAAATAGTTTTCAGGCAGTTACATCAGTATTAGTAGTATTAATACATCCCATGAATAAGCAGACATCACAATCTAAAAAGATAGCTCCTGGTCCATTGGATTGTCCCATTGATTTGCAACGTGTTCGTGCAGCGCTGTTGACAAGAAAACACGAATTAGAAAAAGAATTGGAAGATGCGGGAATTTCAATCAAAACGCCAGACAACGGCACAAAACCCCCAAAGACCCCAATTTGCAAGTTTCACAATTTGGAAGGAGGATGTACCAGAAAGGGTTGTACTTTTGGACATCCTGCTAAGGACGACAAAAAGACCAAAAATACCATCTGTAAATTTCATCTTAAAGGAGGTTGCACCAAAGAAGAATGTCCCTTTGAGCACCCTAAACGTGGAATCTGCAATTATAATTCTAAGGAAGGAGGTTGCACCAAAAAAGGATGTTCTTTTGAGCATCCTAAACGTATAATCTGTAATTATGATTCTAAGGAAGGAGGATGCACCAAAAAAGGATGTCCTTTTGAGCATCCTAAACGTACTGCGACAGTCCTTCAATCGGAAAATGCTTTTATGGACATCTTGAAGAAATTTAAGGATGATTTGGGAGCTTTGTCATTGACAGAATCAGATCCCCTTGAAATTCAAAAATCTTGTTTGAGAGAAATAGAATCGTTTGAAAAAGTTATGCTAACATTTGCGACAAAATAGATTCATGGAACTAAATTTAATAAATTTAATTTCATAAAAAATTGAAATTTTTTTTTACAGGGCATTCCATTATTAATCTAATCATCAACAACCAAATGTCTACAGCAAACGTACCAAAACCACAGAACAAAAAACCTTTTGTTGCAAAACAAAATCATCGACCTGCAAAAATTACGCAAGATAACGAAAAGGAAGATTTCGAACTATTTTTGAAGATGAAATCTTTAGGAATTGATCAATCTGATTTTGACTTGTTCACGAATTATGCAAAGATGGCAGGAAACACTCCCATCACTGTGGAGGGCTTTAAAGAATTCAAAATCAGATACGATGCGTTCCAAGAATTTAAGTTGATGCAACAAAACAAACAAAAGGAAGCATCCGGCCCTAAAAAAGCTGCTCCACAGAAACAAGTTGAAAAAGTTGTTGCTCAGAAACAAGTTGAAAACTATGTCCCGCAAAAACAAGTTGAAAAAGTTGTTGCTCAGAAACAAGTTGAAAAAGTTGTTGCTCGGAAACCAGTGGAACCTCTTTCTGAAAAAGAAAAATTGAGGAAACTGATGCAGGACAACATTGATTCGTTAGAAAAATCGTTAGGTGATCCAAATGCAGAGGATCATGCTACGAAAGAATCGCTTATTAAATTTTTACGACTAAAAATGATTGCGTTGCAATAGAAATGTTCTTTTTTAGATAAATATTTTATTAAAAAAAAAATGAAAAAATGACTTACAGGCAGTTCTATATATGTTCTATGTGCAATAACTCTGCATACAGCTATGTATCATTTTAAAGGAAGATTTGGCGACCTACGTGACCTTGATGAAAGTGCGTTGTATGCAGAGCCCAAACAAGAACACCAATATTCTTCTCATGAGCAAATCGATAAATTGCACGGTGACATTCGTGACCTAGAATTATTGAAAGAACAGGCCGAAAAATCAATGTGTAGATATGAAAACACTCCAGGAGGATGCGCACGGGATAATTGTCCATGGCAACATAAACAACCGAGAATGAACGCATCAATCGATAAATTGAATGCTCAGATTCATTTTCTAGAAGGATTGAAAAAACGGGCAGCGACCAAGATGTGCAAATATGAAAATGATCCAAAATATCCAAAAGGATGCACGAGGGACGATTGTACATGGCAACACGAAAAACCGAAAAAGATGGTGCCTCCACATTTAACTTTTGCTGAAAAGTCACGCACTCAGTGCAAGTGGGAACTCAAAGACGTAACAAATGAAAAAACAGGCGAAATTATAAGAAAAGGATTTTGTACCAAATGGACTTGTCCGTTTTATCATCAACGCAAACAACAACCTCATTTTGACACTGACGATCAACCAGATGTCTCTGATAATTATGTTCTTTTTCCTGACGTTCATCATTCGCAATCTGAATCGATGATGGATAAAATACATCCTGAAAATTTCGGAGTTTCTGAAAAATTCGATATGCCCGTTAAAAAACAAGGAAAGATTGTATTGAATGACGACGACGCAACGTTCTCCAGTTTTAATAACAGCTTGATAGAACTTGAAAAGGAACTCGACGAATTTAAGGCAACCGATGGAATTTTGTTAGATATTCGTGCTAGGAGTCTTGAGTTAATTCGTGGCGCTCTTAATGATGAAGACGAAGACGACTGCAAAGTTGATCATAGTTTACTTACGCCACAAACACATTGCCCCAATTGTGATTTATTTGTTTGCAAAGGTAACTCAACATTGTCGCTCACAGATGCTATAAATTTATGTGCTGGACCTCCAAAAGATATTTCTCCTCCAAAACTTGAACCCGACGAGATGTGGGTTAGAGCTAAAAATATGGATTGGGGTAGATCCGAAGACGAAGATGAAAATTAATTCATATCAAAATGTATCAGAACCTGGCGCATTTTGATAAAAAAATTGAAATAATATTATTTAGGATAATCCTTTTAAATAATTGGGATAACAAACATGTCTTTTCAAGGATCTAAACAAGTTCGAACCGATACCAAGAGCGTTGAAATGTATCAACGATTGGTGGATATGGGGATGAAAAAGGTGACTCCAGTAGATTTAGATGCGTTAATGAGGATGGTTGGCTCGGGTAGAACAGATATAACTCTTCAAACGTTTGAAGATTTTAAAAAAATCCCTCCGTCGAATTTGGACATATTGGTACAGACGAATGATTCAAAAAAAATGATTCCATCTGATTCGGATTTGGACACATTGGCACAGATGAGTGATTTGGGAATAACAGATATAAATCCCCAAACGTTTGAAGATTTTAAAAGTTTCAAATCTATGGCAGAATCCAAAAACCAAGTTGTATTGGGAAGTGAACAGATCCCCATGCTCGAAAAAAAACAACCTTTTGCGACAAAGAAGAAACGACCTACTGTACCAAAAAAGAAAAGACATCATCCGTTTAAGGAGGAAACAGTTCAAATTGCGAAAGAAGAACCAGTTCAAATTGCAAAAGAAGAACCTGTTCAAATTGCAAAAGAAGAACCTGTTCAAATTGCGAAGATCGCGAAAGAAGAACCTGTTCAAAAACAGGCTGTAAACGAAATGAAGAATATGATTTCTACAAAAATAGCTTTGTGGGAAAGGATGACATTGAGAATCGACGATTGTGAAAAAGAATTAGCTATTCAACTGATGATTGCTAATTTTCGGCAAATTTTAGATGAACTAAATAAATTGTAGATCCTGATCTCCATAAATTATATAGATCAGGATAAAAGTTTTTTAATTAGCTCATCTACTAAAATGGAGTAGATTATGATTATCAATTCTTTTGGTAACGGAGTCTTATTTTCTTCGGCCATATTGCAAGATAGTAATCTGATCATATTTTTTACATATGGATTGATAGCAGGAAGAGATAAATAATATGCTGTTATGTTGCGTCTGAAGGATAAATACGCAATTTTGAAAGCACGATTGTTAGATGCGGTGATATTAAAACATATTTTTTGTTGTACTATCTTTTTGATCAAATCTAGGTTACCATTTTGACTACATAATCCGACGATCCGATGATCGGATGGTAGTCGAAGATCTGAATTAGGGGCAGTCATCAGATAATGATGATGGAATTGATCGTATAGATGGTTATTATTGGCGCTAATTATGAAGGACAACATCTCTGAATTCATATATTTCATCATTTCGTCCACTGTATAATATTCGCCAATATTTATCTTGCCTTTCTTTATTATTTTGTGTAATATTGGATAAAATAACGTGCGTTGGCTGACTTTTTTAATTAAAAATCCATATATTTTTTTGTCTTCATCCGAAAGCTTTCTTACAAAATTATGTATCATAACATGAACCGTTTTAACAATAGTGTTGTCACAATATTCGTTATCTACCCCATCGCATTTTTGTGTTAACAAATTTACCAATTGATAATTTCCTTTTGTGACAGAAATAAAAAGAGGATGATCTTCTAGTTTATAATTATGTATGTTGAATGCTTGTTCGCCAAATTGCATAGTTTTGCAAGCATAATTTGTATGGATTTCTTTCTTTTTGAGTAAAGTATCTAAATGTCACATTTTCTTGTTTACATATGAAATTTATTGCAGTCATATCCCATTTAAATGATGAAATGAAATGATCATACAATTCTATGATTCGTTTGCTGTTATCGTCGTTCGATAAATTTTCGATCATCTCAATGTCTCCGTTAAGATACGCGACATTTAATACATTATAAAATATCCTGTTGTGGTTTCTTTTGATTGTCGTGGCAAAAACACTTATCCCTTCGTTAAATGCGTTGATATATACATTTAACAACTTCAAATTTTGAATATTATGCAATTGTTTTATGATTCCCGATAGTAATGGATCCTGAAGTAGTTGCAAATATTTTTTTGCGGTACATAAATCGATCAAATTTATATGGCTTAGATATTCAAATTCTGATATTTTACCGTTAGCTAATAACATTTCAAGGAGTTTGTTTCGATCTTTTTTTGACAAAAATTGTATTATCGTATTGGTACGACCAAATAATTGTATTGTTTCCTTATCATTGGCAAGTTCCTTGATAATAACTGTCGCATCTTCGAATTTTGATGTAAATTTTTGATGATAATAGTCATCGAATAGTAATGTTTCGGCCATTAGTTGATAATTGAGTAATATAAATACCTATTTTGTAGTGCAAATATCAATTTTTTTTGAATATTATGATTTATATATTCATATGAATCATAATACTTTAATGTCTTCTGCAACCACATTTACATTTGCGTTTCTTTTTACAACATTCAACGATGACGTATTCGACGCGCGGTGGTTCGCAACATGGTTTAGCACATGGGTTGCAACATGGTTTTGGGTCGCAGCATGGTTCGCAACATATGATAGGAACGTTACAGCATTTTAATGGAACTTCTTTACAGCATTTCTTTGGACACGGATCACAGCATTTCTTTGGACAGGGATCGCAGCATTTCTTTTTTTCGCACTTGTCACAGCATTTTCTGCCATGGTTGTGATCATCGTTATGGTGATGGGACATTATATAAGTAATATACAAAAAAATATATTTATCAACAGACTTTACCCACCATAATAATTATATATTTTGAACTCATTATTTCAAAAGCAAATGTTTGAACGCATTAAATATGTTAAATGATCGATATTTGCATAAATAAGATATTGGATGTACCAATATTTATCTACTCACGTGCTACCAAGAAATTTACATCGACAAGACATCAAATGATCGAACACTTACACGTTCAAATCTCTTGCCAGAAACTTTGAACGATCAAATATTGGTGGATCCAAATCTCGCGGCAATTCTCTTGCCAGTAACATTGAATAATCAAATATTAGCACGTTCAAATCTCTCGGCAATTCTCTTGCCAGAAACTTTGAACGATCAAATATTGGTGCATTCAAATCTCTCGGCAATTCTCTTGCCAGTAACATTGAATAATCAAATAATAGCACGTTTAAATCTCTCGGCAATTCTCTTGCCAGTAACATTGAATAATCAATATTAGCACGTTCAAATCTCTCGGCAATTCTCTTGCCAGTAACATTGAACAATCAAATATTAGTGCATTCGAATCTCTCGGCAATTTTCTTGCCAGTAACATTGAATAATCAAATAATAGCACGTTCAAAGCTCTCGGCAATTCTCTTGCCAGTAACATTGAATAATCAATAATAGCACGTTCAAATCTCTCGGCAATTCTCTTGCCAGTAACATTGAATAATCAAATATTGGCACGTTCAAATCTCTCGGCAATTCTCTTGCCAGTAACATTGAACAATCAAATATTGGTGCATTCAAATCTCTCGGCAATTCTCTTGCCAGTAACATTGAACGATCAAACATTGATGCATTCAAATCTCTCGGCAAGAGAATTGCCAGAAACTTTGAACGATCAAATATTGATGCATTCAAAGCTCCCGGCAATTCTCTTGCCAGCAATATTGAGCGGTCAAATCTTCTGGCAAATTTTTGTTAGTAATATCGAACGAGCAATTCTCTCGCCAGAAACTTTGAATGTACCGATATTAGTCTGTTCAAAGTGACATCAAGAAATTTGCATTGACGATATTTTGAAGGTGCCAATGTTGGTCCATTCAACACGATATCAATAAATTTGTATCGATGAGACTTTGAACGTGCCAATATCAATCCATTCTACGCATTATTAATAAAATCACAATAATAAGATAAAAAAAGTGAAAATTAGATTCTCAGGATGGCCCATCAATCTGTTTTAGTCACAAACACCCATATGAATCCTAAAATTGTGCCCCAGGAAGAAATTTTGGCAATAAGCGACTTTCTCAGCCAAAATGATGTTCCGGCCAAATCCCGTATTACGTATACGGTCGAATCACATGGGTGTAACATAAAGTTCGATAACAAAGTTGTTCAGGTCACTTACTTTAATAACAAAATCAATTGTGTTTGGGAAGACGGCATCATTGTTCAAGAAAAGTTTGAAAATCTCCTCATGATCCTCATTGAAATTATTACAAAGGGTACATTGATCAATCATTGTTTAGAAACGTGTCAAAACTATTATTGCACATCAATTCATCCACCAACACGACAACAAATATGTAAGAATCTGCAGTGCGCTGAAGACAAATGTTTTAAAATTCATGCAGATGGAAGAGAACGTTGTATGAGAGGGTGGGATTGTTTATTTAAAGGATGTCATCTGTTTCATCCAGTTGAACGAAAGATTGATTTTCCTGGTGATAATATTTCCACAAATCCTTTCTTATCAGCTGTTCCATCGATATCTAACAATCCATTCTTGTCAGTTCCAGTTGCAGCACCTAACAATCCATTTTTTGCATCACCGCAAAATCCATTTTTAGTACCAAGAACACCATCTCCGCCAATGTACGCGCCCGTTCCTCAGCGAACGATTTTGGCGGATGATCTCAAACATGAAACTCCACTTGTACCTATTCGAAATTCGTCGACAAATGTACCTATTCAGAAACCAGTAGAAACAGTTGTATTTCCCGTTAATCAGAAACCAGTAGAAACAGTTTCGATAAAAGTCCCCACGGAAAAAATTGTTGCACCTAACGAGAATGCACAACTTTGCAAGTGTAAAGATGAGAAATGCATCCAGAAACACATGCCATGGTGTAAATACGATGTCAGTTGTCGCGGATACAACGGTTCATGCAAATTTAGACATCACGAAAAGGTAATCTGCAGATGTGATGATGAATCGTGCGTCAAAGTTCACGTGCCGTGGTGCAGATATGGAGACAAATGTAAAAATCCAAGTTGTACTTACAGACACACAATAGCAAAATAATTTGATTAATTTATTATAAATAAATTAATCAAACCACTCACAATGAATTTTAAAATATTGATTAATCACATTGGAAGAAAACATGATAAGTACAATTTTAGGCTACCTATTTGAAATATTTTTTGGCCACATAATTGCTGACTTCATAATCGGAGTTTACCATTGGATTAAAGATACATATTTTGATCCACATACGCCAGTATTAGGAGGAATATTCATTTGGAGCAGTAGATTACATCATATTCGACCGCAATATGTCACTACCTTTTGTGATTATGATTTATTTGTAAGTTCGGCTAAATGGACATTACTATGGATGGCACCTGTTTTTTATTACATAGAATTTTCATCATTTACCGTTACAATGTTTTTGACAATTTCATTGAATGATGTTGTTCATAAATATGCACATATGTCCGATGCGGAAAGACCAGAATGGGCAACTTTTCTGCAAAACATAAATGTCTTTCAATCAGCCGAAGAGCATCATCTACATCATACACATCCACATATTACCCACTACTGTCCAATAACTCCATTTGTCAACGAAACGCTCGAAAATTATAACTTTTGGAGGAAATTAGAAGATCTTATCGAAGCTAAATTTAATATCAAACCTAGAGAAAAAGAAAATCATTTCGTAGAAGACAAACGATATCCTGCTGGGATCAAATTTCTACATAAAAAATAACAGATCAAACTAGTCTGACGTATAAAAAATTTATAATGTTACAATAAATGTTATCGTACTTCTCAATTTTATTTATAGGTGCCCTAATATATCTAGTAGTCACCTCTAAATCACCAGATACAATAGTTAACGAAATGCGACAGCCATCGCCACGAGCATCAGATGATGAAATAATCGTCACATACAAATGTAAAAAATACAATCTTACCGAATTTGCATTGAGTCATCCAGGAGGAAAGGATGTATTGTTAGAAAACAATGGCAAGAACATCGAAGAGTTAATGGACGACGTAGGACATAGCAAGAGTGCTTACAAGATGCTCGAAAAATATTTAATCAAATAAAAATATATTTTCGAAAATATATTTTTATTTAGAAGGATACGAATTTCGCTGGAGAATTCGATATCTTGTAGAACTATTTTAATCGAGATTTTGTAATTGGACGAAAACGTGTTGGAATTATATTTTCGAAAATATAATTTTATTTAGAAGGATACGAATTTCGCTAGAGAATTCGATATCTTGTAGAACTATTTTAATCGAGATTTTGTAATTGGACGAAAACGTGTTGGAATAATACTCTGATTACGAATGGGTCAGAAGAACTGCGCTCGAGAATTCTATACTTGACGCCAGTGATTGATGTATTGTCCGCTGGAATTGCAATTCCAGCAGAATTACTTTGACATAATCCGCCAACAACACAATTTCCATCATCACGTACATAAATTTTTCCAAGTAACCCGACCGGGATCCATTTTGGATCTTGTGATCGAGGTACATATGGTTCAGATCCGCGTGGACGATGTCTATGAGCTGGTACAACAACGTTGACTGCTTGTACACCTTCTAATTTTCCTTTTAATGTGTTTGTAAAGGTCTGAACAATACTATCATTTGAATGAGGAACTATGTCTTGCTTCTTGATTCCATATTGCACTAAAATTGCTTCAATGCTTTGAGTTGGTAATTTTAAGTCATTTTGATTGATAGATTTTGATTTGTTGAGTGGTAAGTTTAATTTAGATACTAAATTGTTGATCGGCAAAGTAGGCAAGTTACCTGCTACATTGTTAACTGGCAAGTCTCCAGTTGGCAAATTACCTAGCACATCCGCAACAGATAGATCTTTAATTAATCCAGACGCTGCCAAATTTCCTACTAAACCAGCTACAGGAGAATTTCCTAACAATCCTGCTACAGGTAATTCAGAAACAGGAATACCAGATACAGGTAAAGCTGCTAACAAACCAGATACAGGTAAATTACCCAACAATCCTGCTGTTGGTGAACCTCCTAGCAAATTAGATACAGGTAAGTTACCTAACAAACCAGACACCGGTGAATTACCCAATAATCCTTTTGCTCCTAAAGTAGGGGCAAGTAAGCTTTCTAACAAAGTAGATGCGGGTAAATTAGCTAAATTTGCAAGGTTAGATACTGGTAAATTTGCCAAACCAGTTAACATATTTGTAAGAGTTACTTGTAATCTTGATGCTAAATTATCAATTGATATGTTTGTCAAATTTAATTTAGGAATTATATCCACGACTGGTAAGTTCAATCCTCTAGATAGATTGACGACAGGGACGTTTCCTAAGTTAAGTAAATCGGCTACTGGTAAATTTCCTAATTGTTCGACAGTTAAACCTAATGTTCCAGCTAAATCAGGGATTGGTAGATGAGTATCTATTAAAGTATCTACTAAGTTAGCAATTGGCATATTGATTTTGTTAGCTAATTCAGCAACAGTTATGTCACCAATGTATGTATTGAGAGCTAAATTAGCAATTTGTTCGCCGGTCAAGCCCAATACAAGAGCAAGAGGCAAGTTCAATAAAAATAACAATTGAGCTAAAGGTATTCCTGATTGTTGAGCCAAATCATGAACTGATACAGGTGTTGATGGATACACAATTGGCAATTGATTGATCAATGGTACTTCAGTTGGAATTATTGCGCCTAATCTGTTTACCAAATCAGAAACTGGCAAATTTCCCAAATAATTGTTTAAATTAACAGCTTTGACATTTGATGCTTTAACTTGTTTTGCGTTTAACAATGATAACAAATCTGTTAATGGTAAGTTGGCAGGATTTATTTTTGCAGCTGCTAATATTTGTTTTAATTGCGATACGACTAATGTTAGTGGATCGACATGTGCAGCTTTCAATTTTGATGATAAATCTTGGATGGAGTTGGCTGGCAATAGTCCTAATTGCGCAATCAAATTTGCAACTGGTAAGCTTGATAAGATGCTACCCACTGGTAAGCTTGACAACACACCGCCTAAATTGAGAGGCTTTTGTTGGATTAAATTTTTATTTTTTACAATTTGTGATTTGACAGCAGCTTGTGGTTTAACAATTGCTTGAGGTTTGGCAACTTGAGGCTTGGCAACTTGAGGCTTGGCAGAGGATAATTTAGACAGTAAGTCTTCAATTGCTTTATTTGTAGCAGCATTGATCATTTCGTTTTTGTCGGTGAACGTTTCAGTTAACGTAGTACCATATTGAGCTAATACTGCGTTTGCGCCGACAGTGAAGCTTGATTGAGTAATTGGACGTCCAAATGGATCTCGTTCGATGAGGTTAGGATCTCCTAATTCAGCTGCATCTGCGTTGACACATGCAGTACGGGAAGTAATCCCAATTACTTTGTCTTGTGATGTTGCATATTGAATTTTGTTGCCGTTAACTAATTCGACAAAATAACCAACTCTATCTTCATTATTAGGATTTCCATCATTCCATTCAAAATATTCAGCATAATCTGCATTACCTGTCGTGAAAACGTTAGTAATCATTTCGCCAGATGGTTGTGGTGTACCGAAGAGAGTAGTTCGAATGATAGCGCTAATTCCTTCTCCTGGAGTGCCAGTTGGAGTTGTACCTCCTGCTAATTGCCATGAAAATGGATCCAATCTTGAGCTACCAAAAGATCCCATGATGTGAGTTCCGACATCGTTGGTTTGGGTGAATAAACCTTCAGCGTGAGAGATTGGCGCATCCGCAGCAGTAAAAATACCTTCAGTGTGAGTAGCTGGTTCCAATGCAAAGGTAAAGATACCTTCAGTGTGAGTAGCTGGATCAATAGAAAAGGTAAAGATACCTTCTGAATGTGATGCGTCGTCTGTGGCAAATGTGAAAATTCCTTCAGCGTGAGATCCAGCTCCTGATGATTCAGTGTTTATTCCTTCAGCGTGTGCAGCATCATCTGTGGCGACTGTGGAGATACCTTCAGCAAAGGATGCAAATCCTAATGCGGTGTTGCTAAAACCAAATGCAGCAGAATTATTACCAACGTTTGCATTATCCCATTCATTATCAACAACTTCGCCAGCACGAAATGCGCCTCTATTTTTATCAAAAGTCAATCTACTTCCTGCTCCAAGATCAGGAATGTCACTCGCAAGAGCGGCGACCAAGTTTTTATTTATATCAGATCTGACTACCAAACCGGTAGGGATGATTTGATCGCAAACGGTTGCAAGAGGAGTGCCGTTTGGTGGCGCAGATATGGTGCAAATATTTAACTGTTTTTTCTCGTGTGAATGGCAACACTTTGACGACATATTTATGATGTTTCTTTATAAATTAATTATTACGATGGGAGACGATGTCCCTCCCCACCCATTTTTATCACCCATAAAATTGATAAAATTATGCCAAACAAGAAATGATTATGATCCATAAAACAAATTCAGAATATTGCGTACGCAAACATTGGTTCGTTCAAGGTGTTATTTCCTTTTTGAATATATTATTATTAGTCGCAACATCACAATTGTAGACCACTGTATTTGCATCACTATTAGATATAACATAAAATAATGAGAACTAAATATTCCTGATGCCAGTTAGATTTATGTGCTGCAAAAAATGGCTATATACGTCGGGGAAAAAATGGTCGGGCCATAATGTCAGGCAAAAATAGCCCAGCTCGTCGGGGAAAAAATGGTCGGGCCATACACATGGAAAATGATCCGGCTATACACCGGGTACATATCAAGGAAAATTTGTCAGTTGTGCACAAGAAAAGGAATACTCCGGTTATATATGGTCACTGTCGGGAACTGTTTCGATCCAGAATGATATCTTTATTAATGTTGAAAAATAATATCAAAAAACCGAAACGGCACTCCCAATGACGATCATATCTGATAAAATAGCTAGGATATATGAATACAGGTTCTGTATTGATTAAATCGATTATGTAATAGTATTATTAAAAAGTAAGATCAATTTAATAATAATAATATTGTTTTTGCGGTAATATTCTGTGCCGAGAATTATTATTTTTGGTATCATTTTATAAATATAATTATATTATGAAATGATATGTTGCATTAATCAACCATAATGTGATTCAGACGTTTATCAAATATATTTTTGATATCTTTTATCAATTTTTGTTCAGTATAATCGCCAGATAGATTAAAATCGTTTCCATTAGCAATAATTTTTTTGTTTTTTCTATTTGCGATTTCGTTACGTATATTTTTCCACAACACTATCGAGTTTGGAACGTATTTAATTTCCATAACAATTGTTAATTTTTTAAATATTTTTTGTTGTTTTACTATCGCAATATTTCTGTTTTCTTTGTTTGTCCGTGCAACATAATAATCATAGTACACGTACTCTGTTTTTCTCTTAGGTTGTTCATTTTTTTTCATAATAATTAATATATTATCATCTTTTTGATTTTCTGTTCGAACAACAACATGGCGGCATTTTACATCTAATTCATCAACAAGGATATCTACATTTTGTCGAGAATGATCTGCTATTATGCGCAATTCACATAATTCCTTATCTTGTTTCTTATTTAATTTGAGCAGTTTATTTAATTTAATGTTCCCTTTTTCCATTTTTTTATCTTGTTCTTTATTTATTTTGAGTAATTCATTCATATCTGATGATAATTTGATAATTCTATCATTTTTCCCTCTCAACAATGAATCATTTTTTTCTCTTTCTTTGGTTGAAAAATATTCGTTGACTATTTGGGATATTTCAACTGCAAATTCAGGTGATGCCCATGAAGCTATGTGTGTGATCAAAAGATTATGCACATATGTACCTCTAGTTTCATTGCCACCTGAATTTATGATAAAAGATAAATTTTTGATATCAATACAAGTATATGATGAGACTGATTTTACTATTTTTTTAGAATTTTTATTTTGAAACCATTTTTTTAATTCTTTTGTTGATCCCAGTTCCCTGCCGATTTCTTGACATAATTTTGTAGCATTAATGTAACCGTTTTTTTTCATAATAGTTACCGTAAATTTATTATATTTTCCGAGACTATAGTGTTCATTTATGTCCCTAAAGCATATTTCACGGATATCCTTGCCATCCTTTTTCATATCAATTTTAACGACTTTTTGTAATTGTTGTTTTTTTGATTCAACAAGAATATGTTTTCTCTTTTTTTCTAAGAAGATATTTTCATCATCATCAAAATTTTGGCTCGCATCCTCGGACGTTTCTGTTTCGCATTCTGATTGATTCGTATCCTCGGAGGTTTCTGTTCTGTATTCTGGTTGACTTGCGCTCTCAGACATTTCTGTATCGCATTTTGATTGACTATCATCATCGATTGTTTCTGTATAGCATTCCGATTGGTAATAATCCTCTGACGTTTCTGCGACATCCTCGCTATCAGATCGACTAACATGTTCGTTTGATTCTGACAAACTCGATTCATATATTTTCTTGCTTTTCTTATTCATTTGTTTCTTTGGCATTTAGCTAATCCTATATATGTAGGTCACGCTCGCGATAACAATTATTATTTCAATTTTTTAATCAAATAATCAACAATTATTTGATTAAAATAATTTATGGATTTACATCAATGAGATTTGCGTTGATAAGATTCTAAATATATCAACATTGGTGTGCTCAAAATATTGTCTCAAAAGAAATTCACATTGACAAGACAATGAATATGCGAATATTAGTCAAAATCAATACTGTTTAGGATTTGTTAAGATTTGCGTCGACGGAAGATTGAATGTGATAATATTGATCTATACCACATGACATAGAGATTTGTAAAGGTTTGCGTTGGCAAGGTTTTGTTTGTCAAGAAATTTTAAAGGTTAGCATAGATAGGACTCAAGGTTGCTGATTATTGGCTTATCCAAATGCCTCTCGAGAGATTTGCTTTGGCGTGACATTAATATACTAACGTTTGTCCGTTCGAACGATTGTTTTTTGGGAGAGTTTTATAAAGATCCATATTGGCGAAACTTTGAACGCGACGATATTTATCGACCCAAAATACTGTTAAGAGATTTGTAGAGATTGACATTGACTGAATTTTGAGGGTGTTTGGTGACGTCGGGTTTACCCAAAGTGTATGTCCTTCAAGAAATTATAAGAATTTACAACAAGTTGCGTTCAACTTTCAACGATCCAATGAATGTGACGTGCAATTTTTTAGCAACACGATGCGTTGCATTCGACTTTCAATGATCTATTGAATATGATATGCAAACCTCCAGCAAACATAATTCTTTGCGGCAACGTTGCGTTTAACTTTCAACAATCCGTCGAATATTACGCGCAATTCCACCACAAACATAATTCGTTGCAGCAATATTGCATTCAACTTTCAATAATCTATTAAATATGACATGCAATTCTTTTGCAATTATAATTCTTTGCAGTGACATTGCACTCAACTTTCGGCGATCTATTGAATATGGCATGCAATTCTCCAACAAACATAGTTCTTTGCGTTAGACTTTCAATGATCTATTGAATATGACATGCAATTCTCCAGCAAACATAATTCTTCACAGCAACATTGCATTCAACTTTCGGTGATCTATTGAATATGACATGCAATTCTCCAGCAAATATAATTCTTTGCAGCAACATTGCGTTCAACGTTCGACGATCTATTGAATATGATATGTAATTCTTCAGCAAACGTAATTCTTTGTAGCAATATTGCATGTAACTTTCAACGATCCATCAAATGCGAAATGGAACTCTTTGCGGCAACATTGCATGTAACTTTCAACGATTCATCGAATATGGCGCAATTCTTTACAGCAACGTTGCATCCAACTTTCAACGATCAATTGAATATGACGCGTAATTCTTCAGCAAATACAATTCTTCACAGCAACATTATGTTCAATAATCTATCGAACATCAAATTTTGATAAAAAATATTCATATTCCTTATCAAAATCAATTCAAAATACTCAAACGATAAATAATATACATAATCAAAAGTAATCCGCAAACAAACAAAACGTTATGAATCATCATCGTATCATCATTGTTTATCGAAAATGTCTCGATGACGGGTTTGGTGATAAAATCAATAACAATTTTTTCTTCGTCTGGTGTTAATAGTGCATCTGGTACTATATTTATTATCCCATCGTTTGCCGTCACCAAGCGCGGTATAGCTTTAATTGGCATGTAAATGTTGACATACTGATCATTTGTATCAACAATTTGCATAAAATCAGGATCCATCTCTTGCTGCCCTTCAACCATCGTATCTCTAACTAATTCCAAGAATAACTTCCATGGCACAAAATATCGTGATATATTATTCATCATTTCACTTTGCAATCCCCTTTCAGCAACAAAATCCCCAACTTCTTTCTCGTGCAACTCCGCACTATCAATAACTTTTAATTCATTATCCACATCTTGATAAAATTTGATCGACATCTAATATATATTATACTGCTATATTATATATTTGCAAGAATCCATTGTAAAATAATAATAATATACCTAACACTCATTTTAAACATACAATACAATATTGCTCGTCTATTATAAGGTTGCGCATTTAGCAAATGTATTTTATCGATATATGCATCTCGAAAGAAAATATTGATATCATCGTCATCATTGATTGACATAGTATACGTAGGTGTCAAAAATGTAATAGCATCATCTTGGTATTCTATATTTATCATTTCTGGTCCATTGAATTTTTTGTCCGATATTTCAAGATAAATCTTTCGTTCGCCAACATTATCCAAATTTATGTAATAGAACTGCTCGTTAGAACTTATCATTTTGATGAAATCTTTACCACTCATACTGTATTTATTTATCGTAGTATGTTGTGTTAGTCCATTATCAAATATATATTGCGCAATATCTTTCTTGGTTAATGTTCGGAGTGGGGTGGATTTGTTTGATGTTCGATATGTTGAAATTGACATTAATTATACGCATCATTAAAAAGTTTCGATAGTCTATCTCTAATTTCAAAAACCTTTGCTAGCCTATTTTTTTTTAATCAAATAAGATCGCAATCTATTCTTGAATTGATGTATTTTGTTTTTGCCAACCAGACTTTTAAACGATCCCTTCTTAATTTGATATTCTGACTTCATTGGAACATGTGCTATTAAACCCGCTTCGTACAAATATGAATTCACATCCAACGTATAACTGATATTATAAAATGGATTCACTTCAATCGAGGAATACAATATCTCCATCTTTGTTTCCATCAAATTTATAAATTGCGGATGATTTTCGATGATGTAGATATACAAATCTTTGACATTGGACGTGTTCGAATCCTGTGCAATTTGATAAATCTCATCTCGATCTTCTTGCTTTACAACTTCATCAACATTAGATCCCGCCAAAATATCTAATCGCCCATAATCAAAATTTGCCCTAACATTAATATTACCATCAAAAAATTTTTTACCATGCTTCAAATATTGATAAATATTATCCGAAAATGTGTATCTCGTTTTATTTTGTTTTGTTTCAATAGTATCTGTCGACTTATTAGGAAACAACGTGTAATTTGAATGAATGATCACAGATTCACTGCCAATATAATACGCAAATAAGCTTAACCATTCTATCCATTCTGTATTGGACAGATTTAATTGTTGCGATGAATCTGTCACGCTATATCTAAAATAATAATTAACATGTATTTCAACGCCTATTTCCATCATAATATTAATATTACCATAAGTCGGGTTCGATGAATAACAAACTAATCCCGTCGCTGTTGAATAATAAAAAAATTCCTTGTAAACTGACGTCGAATTGTAAGATTCTATCACAAACGTGAATTCATTTTTACCGATGGTTGTATTGAATTGATTGTTGTCGTTGAGATAATTTTTTGTAAAGTTGTTAAGACGGTCAGAGATAGATATGTATCCGATATCATCTCTCATTATCAATTGTCTAAAATTAACGTTAACGTTAGTCGGCATAATTGCGTTAGGTATTTCTAACGTAATAGTATCGCTGTCTATGTATTTATTATCTAGCAATGTAAATTCATATTTTTTTTGCACACGCTTGTTAAGTTTGATCACATTATGATAATCTTCTGTTTTTTCGATGATGTCATCTAATTTGTAGCGAGACGATGGCGGTAAAATTATTTCTTGTTCTTCTGGAAAGTTAGAATAAGCTTCTATGCATAACCCGATTCCCTTGATATTACCAGGAATTTTAATCTTGATTAATATGTAGCCGAAAGAGTAATTGTCTTGATAATGGACTGGGTCACGAGTGGTACTTAGGAAACTAGGATCGATGTATATGTCTCCTTTTTTGAGATGTCGCAGGTACAAATCATCATCAATAAAACGGTAGAGAGTGTAGGATTTATCGAACGCAGGGGCATTTTTGATCAGTTTTATCATCAGTTCAATTTGATTTTCGAGCGTAGGATTGCTGATTGCGATTCTATCTTCTTGTTGTGGGGCATCTTCCATCATGCAACATCGATATGTGCGCAGATAATTATTGATAAAATAAGAACCAAAAAGAGAATAGTGTTTTACTAATCCAATTGCCCGATTATCAAATATATACATTTGATGATCCAACAAAATTCTTCCTGGGATATCATATGGTACTATTTTGGAGCATAATTCTCGCATTTCTTCAGGTTGTAACGTTACTTTGTCAGTCAAGTTCCAATCATATGCTAAATAATACAATTCTGCAGACGAATAATATGGTTTTATATGGTCCATCTTTGACTGAAAGCTCGGTCGCTTGCACTGGGTAATATATGAATCTAGAATGAAGCTTTCATAAAATATTTTCAAGTATGTTTGATATAGTGCATCCATATTATAAAGTGATAAGATGCGCAAGTTATTTTTGTCGTTTTCGGTTGGCTGTTGCAATTTAGTTAAATCATCATAGAAATTTTGACTTGCAAATCGATAGTCATTACGAAAGATCCTTGTAAAGATGTTATTTTTATGAATTAGATAAATTCGATTTGTGCGTATGTCATATAACGGAACTCGTTCATCGTATTGACTAACTTTAATTCGAAGATCATTTAGATAATTTGAAGGTAAATTTAGTTTTTTCCGTTGTTCGTCATCGATAAGAGTAATTTTGTTATCGAAGAACATGGCAACGAAATCATCTATTTTATTAGTTGATTCTATGACATGTTTGTCAATTAGTGGCACATAGTGGTACAACATATAATGTATATCTATAAATTATATGTTAGTCAAAATCATGTAATGTATCTCCTGTTTTTAGTCCCAAATCTTGCATAGTTTCATCATCCTTACATACATGATCTCCAAATTTCAATCTCATATTATGGCATAAATTGATATCATATTTGTCAATGAATAAATTGATCAATATTGAAATCGTCGTTTTAGGATATACGCGCATGAATCCAGTTTTGTTTTGATGTTTAACTTTGATGTCAATGCTTCCTCGTTTCGCATCGAAAGCAAAGATAACATCCTCATTATCCATTGCCAGTGTTTTTGGTGTATCAAAAATTGTAATTTCGTTTGAATCTATTGTTAGTGTTACATTTTGAATCAGACCAAATTTATCTTTGTAGGAATCGATTACCCATCGCATCGATGTACAAGTTTTAATTCTAAATTGCACACGGTTATCTGACTGACCAATCACTACAAAGTTAATTTGGTTTGCCATTTTAATGTAATCTAAAATAAGATACAGATTCATATCACTTCATAATTCAATTTTTTTCTAAATTTATAATCAAATCCGATCTCTCCACTAATTCATCGTAGGCGCAAAAATGTTGGATGTCATTGTTCGAGAGATCTAGGATTTTAAGATTTGTTAGATTGCCAATATTAGGTACGACTTTGATTTCATTGTGTGCTAGATTTAATATTTCTAATTTTGTTAGTGATAATATTTCATTAGGAAAGGAGGAGATGAGATTACATGATAAATTTAGTGTGCGCAAATTTACTAATGCTGATATATCTGGCGGGATTTTTTTGATGCGACCGAAATTTAATCCTAACGTTTCAAGATTTACTAATTTACATAATATGGATGGGAAGAAACATTTTTTTTCTAAAGTGATGCTATTATAATCTGTATCATTTATTTTTTTGAGATCTTTTATTTTGTTGAAGATAAAGTATATTTGTCTATTTGATAAATTGGGAATAGTATGTGTACTAAATTCTGTGCGCATTTTTGCAGAATAAAACGATTCGCATGTTTGATAGTAAGATTTATTGATTAGCGCATAGTTATTTACGTCATGATTTAATTTTTGAATTATCTCTAGCAATATATCTTGATTCATTGCTATAGGTAATATTATTTAGTTACAGTTGATAACTAAATAATATTATTTTGGAATTTTCCTATGCCTTAGGAACCTCAAATTTAACACTTACTACTGTTGAAGGAATATGTTTTGGATTGAACATATCATAATTTTTGCTGAATATTATATGTGTAACTGAAGATGGTATGGAATTTTTCATTGATTGATTAAAATAATATCCAAACTTTAGATGTGTAACTGATTGTGGTATGTGACCTTTTATAGGATGGTTAAAACATTCACCAAATTTTAAATGCGTGACTGATGGAGGAATATGACCTTCGATTGGGTTGTTAAACAAATATCCAAATTTTAAATGCGTTACTGATGTCGGGATAGTGTTTTTAATATGTTGATTGAAACCTACGCTGAATTTCAAATGTGTCACCGATGATGATATGCAATTTTCAAGAAACATATTGAAACCACCGATGAAAGTTAGATGAGTAACTGATCCCGGAATACCATCCGCCATTATGTGACTACAAATATTACCTAAAGTTAAATGGGTAACTGAATTAGGGAGATCTTTTTTGAGAGACCAACCAAAAGAGTAACTATCCAATGTCAAATGCGTGACAGTATTTGGAATATTTATTTTTTGAAAAAAGTTTCTCCCAAATATTAAATGCGTGATAGGTAATTTGACTAAGCAATCTACATTTTGATTAAATTCATGTCCAAATGTTAAATGAGTTAGATATTGCGGCAAAATATTATCGATATTTTGATTGAAACAGTCTCCGAATGTTATATGTGTAATCGACAAAGGTAATTGGTTACATATTTTTTGATCAAAACAAGCTCCAAAAACTAGTTCAATCACTGACTCAGGTATACAGTCGTCAACAGACCAATCAAAACTTTCACCAAATCGCAAATATTTCACTGTTGGTGGAATGCAATTTTTTATCGGCATATTAAAATCATCAACAAATGTTAAATGCGTAATTCCATATGGGATCTTAGTTGTATGTGCTAAAAAATGAACCGAAATTGCATTTTTTGGATACATACTTTTTTTATTTGATATTCGCACATGCTTGAAATTATCAAAATATGGTAGCTGATAGATTCTCGCAACGTCAATAATTTCATCATATTTGAAAATATATTTTAATTGATCCATGGTTCTTGAAGTTGACAATAACCTTATCTTTTCCTTATCAGTCATATGTTCACTAATTTTCAAAATGAGATCTTTGCATATTATCAACATTTTTAATGAATCTTATATTTGAAACTGCCGCTTGAATGTTTAAATATCAATTTTTTAATCGATATTCTGACATTTTATTTGATACCTTCGTTAAATTTGACACTTACTACTGTCGATGGAATATGATTTTTATTGAACATAACGTATTTTTTATCAAATGTTATATGTGTGACTGACGGAGGTATTGAATTCTTCATTGATTGATTAAAACGTTCACCAAATGTCAAGTGAGTAACTGATGATGGAATACTATTTTCTATTTTTTGATTAAAGCAATGACCGAATGTTAAATGAGTGATCGGCAATTTAGCTAAGCAGTCTATATTTTGATTGAATCCGTATCCAAACGTCAAATGAGTTAAAAATTGTGGTAGAATATGATCAATATTTTGATCAAAACAATATCCGAATTCTAAATGCGTAATTGATGAAGGTAATCGACTATTTATTTTTCTCCGAAAATTATTCCCAAAAACTAGTTTAACGACTGAATTAGGTATGCAATCATCAACTGACTGATTAAAATATTCAATAAATTGTAAATATTTCACTGTAGTTGGGATGCATTTTTTTAGCGATTCATAAAAGTAATCAAAGAACGATAAATGTGTGACTCCATATGGAATCTTGGTCGTATGTGCCCAAAAATGAATTGAAATCACATTTTTCGGGCACATATTTTTCTTATTTGATATCCGAACATGCTTAAAATTATCAAAATATGGTAATTGATAAATTTTCGCGACATCGACAATTTCATTATAATCGAACACATATTTCAATCGATCTGTCGCTCTCGAAGTTGACGATAGCCTTATCTTTCCTCTGTCAGTCATATATTCTCCAATCTTAAAAACAATATCTACTGGCCACATTTTCGATGATTTGTATGTTTGAAATTGTTGTTTAGATATTTGAATATCAATTTTTTAATCGATATTCAAATATATTATTTTTTTTCAACAATATTTTTGAGAGAGATCACGTTTTTAATTTCGTCATCATATATTATCTCGCTCGGCCGATATGAACCAATATTATCTATTATGATTTTGTATAAACGATTTGCCTCAGCATTTGCACTTATCGCGCCAAGCAATTCGTCCAACTCCGGATCGTTTGCTTCAAAATCACTTCTTCGTCGATATCTCATTGTTCGTGACACTTTTTGTAAGAATTCTATCTCGCCAAAAAAATCATATTTTTCAAAATATGTTGGTATTCCTCTGTTGATATTATGGTTTGTCAAGCAAAATGCTAATTCTTTTGAAACATTATTTGAATGCGCAATTGATATCAAACTATTTATGACATTTTCGTGCGCTTCATAATTTTGTCCAAAGATAATACGGAGCACTTCATAAATATCATCAATATGTAATGTTTGTTGTATCCATAAATTGTATAAGTAATCATATATATTTTTATCCACGAAAGTGCGGTACTCAATCATAAGAACCTCTTCGTAGGGAGTTATTTTTCCATCTGAGTAAAATATCGGCTTGATATTTTGTGTATTAACGACGAATCCATGTTTTGAGACATAATTAAAAAAGTCATCTTTCGATAAAAATATCAAACCATCGTGAATTAATTTATAATTTTTGTGCGTTTCTGTGGTTGTTATATGTGCACCCAAATTTATTAATTTTGTTATAGCGGGACTATTATTTATTTGCGATGGTAAACTGTATTTATCTGTTTTGATTAACGATTCAAACATCCAGTTCAAAATTTTTGGATCAAACTCAATGTTATCCAAAAGCCATTCGGTCATATTTGTGTCGTTGTAGAATCTCTGTTTGTCAATCATCTCGTTCAAAATGACGATGATCGATTCTTTTGTTTTGTCTGACTCATAAAAATATAATTTTTTTATGATCGCAACGTTCGATGTCGATAATAATGATTTGATTCCTTCAATATCGTCCATTTTTAATAAATAATCAAGAAGAAAGGTATCCTATCTATTTTTATTTCAATTTTTGTACATATTGTAATTACATCGTAATTATAATATCAACGTCGCAAAAAACCAGTTCTGTAACTGTTGGTGGGACAGAATCTTTAATCTAGACGTTCGATCATTTTAGTTTTGAATTATAAATTTTTTTGATAATTTAATACCGAATAATTTTTGATGCCAAGTGATCTTTAATCGGATGATTATACGTTTTAGATAATTTGATCACCAAAACGGATGACGGAACACGATTGACAGATCTGCTAAAATATCTACCAAATGTTAGATGTGTTACGGATTTAGGGATACTATTTTTAATCTTTTGGTTATATCTCTCACCAAATGTTAAATGTGTCACAGAATCAGGGATCCAATTTTTGACGTCGTAGTTAAAATTTGGGCCAAAGACAAGATGCGTAACAGATCGAGGTATTGTAAATTTTGTAAATCTAAGCCAACAATCATACGTTAAATGGGTAATTGATAATGGAATGGTGCCAAAAATATCGCCCCTTATCGATAAATCAAATATAGTTGTCGGAATATATTCAACATATGCGTCCCATTTTTCCAGCGTTAGTTTGATCACAGACGGTGGAATGTAATCATCGATATATATATATCGATCAAACGACCAACCAAAAACTAATTCGGTTACAGAATTTGGAATATATCCTTTGATGTGTCTGTTAAATCTGTCACCAAAAACTAGTTTGGTTACTGAATTTGGAATGCATCCGTCAATAGGTTGATCAAAGATATTCCCAAATGTTACCTCAGTCACCGAATTTGGAATGCAACCTTTGATCGGCTGATTAAATTCATCATCAAAATATAAATGTGTAACGTACGATGGAATATCACTAGTTTTTGCAAAAAAAGAAACATATTCTGCAAATTTAGGACAATGATTTGGAACGTATGGCAAACCAATGCTCATAAAATTATCAAAATAAGGTAATTGTTCTATCTTCTCTGTCAAGATAACATAATTCCGAAACATAAATTTATGTTTCAACCCATCTAATAATTTCGACGTTGCAGATAACCTTATTTTTTCCCAGTTGTCTAAATATTCAGCAACTGTGATCATGATATCTTCGCATACGAATATTAACATTTTTGGTATTCCATCCAGAAACTAAGCTCTTTGACTAAAATTATCAATTTTTTATTCGTCATATCATTCTTCCATAATTTCATATATATAATTACACATGAATAACACCTTCGAACAAGACAATACTATTCATTTTATTTTTGAAAAAAATTTTGACCAAAGAACATCTGATGGTCAAGATTTATTTGATATCCCATTCAAGCAGATACTGGAAAAAACAATAAACGATCCTAACATCCATGCGCTGATAAATAAGATGACATATCGGCCACTATCTGCTATTACTGATTATTTATCCAACATTGCATTTCTCAATAAATTTCTTTTCAAAAAACTTAAAAAAAAGATATATGTACAGATACTTTTGAATAATCAGGATGAATTTGCAAAACTGATAGCCAGCGGCAGAGAGATGGATAAGACGGCATTGCGATTGATGATTATTAACGGTCGATATTGGCATGAGTATTTTTTGCAAGATCTATGTTCTAATGATATGTTGATGTACGCTGCTGAATTCGCAAAAGATGATATTTATTTTTATCTCAAAAATCAAAGAAATTTGGTACCAAACGATCAAATCTTTTATAGAGCAGTCGTTGGCGGATCGATGCCCATCATCAAAGATATCAGCGAAACAATCAGTATTTCCGATAAAATATTAGAAACCGCTTTCCAAACAAACAATTCGGAGGTCATAATTCATCTCGTCAACGATGCTCTAACGAACGAACTGCGCGTTTCACAAAATTTGATAAGTTACCCAATAATCAACGGAAATATTGATTTATTACACGAATTGGACAAGTTAATGACATTTAATTATCATACTGAACTATATTTTTCAGCATTACTATCAGGATCAATGAAAATGGTAATGTATATAGAAGGGAAATTTCATAATATTCATGAAAATTATGTTCTTGATACTACAAAGTCTAAAAGAGAGAAGGGATTCTCATCTATTTTATCGGACGAAATGGTGTATACTAAAAATGGTAACAATTATTTTTCGCACACGTTGAACTATGCAATACAATCAAAATCGCTCACAGTCATAAGATATATCATTTCGCTAGGTTACGGAGTATCGTCGTCGAATGTCATTACAGCGATTAAAACGGGGGATGTTGAAATCGTATGGTTAATTGTTGAATACTATGGCAAGAAGTTAGAAAAATATTTCGTGTATTATTTTTCAATGAATTCGTACATTCACAACAAATTTGCGGTTGCGAAATTTTTATTAGATAACGACCACATCGATTTATCTGTTAAAAAGATGAACATTACGGGATACCGCCGTGAGACAACGCATTTGAATTTGATAACTCAATCAACACAATTGATGACAGATGATAATTATGATTCTGATTATTTACTGAAATACAAATTATTCTTTCCGCCCTTTAAAGGATTTAATCTGAATCATTTGTTATTGGTCAAGATGCGACTTTATTTAGAACTTGGAAGGGATCAAGAGATACAAAATATGATGAATCAAAAATGGAATGTGATGGAGTCGCAACATATTATTGATAGCATTTACATGTTTGGCGATTTGAATAAAATTAAAAAGTTTTCTGCTTTTGTGCCAAGTGCAAAAATAATAATGGAGACACTATGTTATAATCAAATCGGAAAATTTTGTTTTTTATTGCAAAAGGGAACTATCGATCGTTATTTGGAGAATATATATCCAATGATTACATTGTTGCAAAATCCAATTTTGAATGGCGTAATGAATAAAAAGAACATTGTTATGCCATGTGATTTGAAGTTTTGGGTCTTGTCAGGTAATTATCAAAATATCCCTACGTGTGCAGTAGATAAAGATAATATCAGAGAATTGATAGCGACAGAGGATATTGAATTTATTAAAAAGTTTGATTTAACAGAACTTGTTAATGAAGATGTTATTAATTGGGCTATTGAAGCAGATTTATTAGAGATTGTTCCATATTTAAAATCTTTGATAATATAATATGGACCGGTTCAAATATGATGTTGAAGAACAAAATGAGCAAAAAATATTTAGAATAACATGGATCAATCAACCGATACCTGTCAGAGCTTATACCAAAATTAAACATTTAATAATGCGATCTAATGATTATTCATCCGTAAGCGACGAGGAAAGAGATGTCATGAAAGTTATTCTGGATAAAATAAATTCGCAATATGATGCAAATATAACTGTTGAACAATACGTATCAATTCGCAGTATTATCATTAAGCAAAAAATTATCCAAAATTATCATATCTTGAAATCTAAAATTACGAAAGTTGTCGATGAATATAATGCAGATGTAGATATTATGGATTTATCTAAGAAATATGATTTTCCCCCAACTAATTTGTTAAAAAATATATTGCTGAAGAATGGATTAGATGATAAGAAAGTGACGGCAATGTTCAAAAACAAATATGATCCAAATTTGTTGTTATCTGACAAAGATCTTAAACAATATCAATGTGCAGAAAAGAATGATGCTAATAGCGTTAGTAATCAAAAAAATAGTGCAAAGATTGCGATGGATAATGAAATGTTAGTTGTTAGATTTTTTAAAGATCTTGGTATTAAATGCATGACACAAGATGATTTGGCTGCGGAACAATTGAAAGAATACGGAAAGATCATTATTACGCCGGATATTTTGTTCATTGATCCAGTTTATATTAATGGAAGTAGGATTTATTGGATGGATTATAAAAATTATGTTGGGACGGATGTGAAATTTATTTATGCGAGTAACTATGAGCAGGCTATGCGATATAATAAGAAATACGGTGGAGGAGCGCTATGTTATCATAATTCGTTTGTGGATAATTTGATGGTTCCTGGAACGATGATTTTGAACGCAGATGTTTTAGATGTGGCATATTATTGAATAATATTGAATAATATGTTTATCCGATTCTATATTTTTGGTTCGTCCAATTATATTTTTCACTTTCGCTTGTTGTTCCGGGCAAGTTCCAATATGCGTAATGTGTAACTTGTTTCATTTTTTGTCCCTTGTCAATGACACTATCGACCAATTCTTTTAATTCGGGATAATTTATGATGATGCGTTCATACAGAAAACTATGAGACCAAAGCTCAAACGAAGCTAACATTCTGCCATGAGCTCCTAAATTATATATTTCGTAATAATACGTGCAGTTGTTATACAATTCTAAAATTTTTTTAATCATATTTCCGTCCTTTATGATTGTAGCGATCGTAAACCATGGATATTCTATAATACCACTACCATGGTATTGTTTTGTAAATTTTTCATAGATTTCAGAGTTATTGTGTTCACTAAATAATTTAGCGATAGATTGTTGTGTAACATCGCTTTGATAATCGCACGCGAACAAATAAAAATAAACATAACTAAGATCCCCATTAATTATCGATGTATATAATTTTTCAAGTTCGCAGTTGCCATCAGAATAATACTTTATAACGTCATATTTGGTTTCGCTATAAATAAAATCATACACAAATACAATTTTGTACTTGTATATGCAAGAAATTAATTTATCATTTTTTCGAAACTTGGTAAAAAATTGTTGATCGCGAAAAAATTCGTTTTGAAACATGGTTTTGATTTTATGATGTTTGGTTAAATCAGGAATTTTTTTGGTGACCCGGTTCAAAATCAGAATCGTTTCCAGTGAAAAATAGTCCATCAAAAGAGTAGAAGTATCATGGGATAGAATTTTTACGAGATTCATGTTTTGCGAGATGGATTAGAAGTATGATTTCTTATCTTTTCGATTTTCAATTTTTATTCGGAACGTTGATGTATGAATCTTCTTGACAGCAACATTGGACGAGCAAATATTTGTGCATTTTGATAGTAACATAAATCGAACAAATATTTGAACATTCAAATCTCTAGTCAATCTTCTTGACAGCAACATTGAATTGACAAATATTTGTACGTTCGAATCTCTAGTCGATCTTCTTGACAGCAACATTGAATAAGCAAATATTTGGACATTCAAATCTCTAGTCAATCTTCTCGACAGCAACATTGAATAAGCAAATATTTGGACATTCAAATCTCTAGTCAATCTTCTCGACAGCAACATTGAATAAGCAAATATTTGGACATTCAAATCTCTAGTCAATCTTCTTGACAACAACATTGAATGGGTAAATATTTGTGCATTCAGATCTCTGGTTAAGATTGACAGCAACATTGAATTGACAAATATTTGTACCTTCAAATCTCTGGTCGATCTTCTTGACAGCAACATTGAATAGTCAAATATTTGGACATTCAAATTTCTTGTCAATCTTCTTGACAGCAACATTGAATGGGTAAATATTTGTGCATTCAAATTTCTTGTCAATCTTCTTGACAGCAATATTGAATGGGTAAATATTTGTGTATTCAAATCTCCGGTCAATCTTCTTGACAGCAACATTGAACGAGCAAATATTTGCATATTCAAATCTCCAGTCAATCTTCTTGACAGCAACATTGAATAGACAATATTTGTACATTCAAATCTCTTGTCAATCTTCTTGACAGCAACATTGAACATTCAAATCTCTAGTCAATCTTCTTGACAGCAACATTGAATTGACAAATATTTGAACATTCAAATCTCTAGTCAATCTTCTTGAAAGCAACATTGAATTGACAAATATTCGGACATTTAAATCTCTGGTCAATTTTCTTGACAGCAACATTAAACGAGCAAATATTTGAACATTCAAATCTCCAGTCAATCTTCTCGACAGCAACGTTGAATGTACAATATTTGTACATTCAAATCTCCAGTCAAGAAGATTGACAGCAATATTGAATGGGGAAATGTTTGTATATTCGAATCTCCAGTCAAGAAGATTGACGGCAACATTCAAATCTCCGGTCAAGAAGAATGACGACAACATTGAACTGATAAACGTGGCCTTCAAATAAAAAATTGAAAAAAATAATACATAGGGTATCCAAAGTAATATTATAAACAAAAATGGAAGACACAACCATCTCTGAAATGACAAGCAAGGAACCAATTGATCCCCCACAAATTGCAATGGATACACCCACCGAAAATAACGTTCCACAAATTGCAATCGATGTAACCAGCGAAAGCAAGTGTACTCGCTGTGGTCGCTCAAATCATGCGCTGCCAAAATGTTATGCGAAAACAGATGTGTTAGGCAACAAACTAGACACTGCGACGGCGACGACCACTAACAACAAAAAGAAACTAGATATCACTGAAAAAAAATACATACGATTTCAAAAAAATGGGAAATGGATTACTATTCCTAATAAAAAATATATTGGTTCAAAAACCAAAACGGACACATCATCAGACAATTATGGGTTGGTGAGTTATATTAGTACTTGTGCAATTTTATAATGTCTTGTTATTGTCATAAAAAGATATTATCATATTGCGTAAAATTTTTGGTGACCTATTGAGTTGACGTGCAAATCTCCAACCAATTACAAGTCTTGGCGGCAACTTTGCACGTAACTTCGATGATCGATTGAATTGATATGCGGATCTCTTACCAATTACAAATCTTGGCAATAACTTTACATGTAACTTCAATGATCTATTAAATTGATATGCAAATCTCTGGCCGATTACAATTCTTGGCAGTAACTTTGCACGTAACTTCAATAGTCTATTGAATTGACACGCAAATCTCTAGCCAATTACAATTCTTAGCGGTAATATTGCATGTAACTTCAATGATCTATTGAATCGACTTGCAACTCTTGACAGCAACTTTGCACTTCAATGGTCTATTGAATTGACATGCAAATCTCCGGCCAATCACAAATCTTAGCAGCAACATTGCATGTAACTTCAATGATCTATTGAATCGACATGCAAATCTCCGGCCAATCACAAATCTTGGCAGCAACATTGCACGTAACTTCAATGATCTATTGAATTGACATGCAAATCTCCGGCCAATCACAAATCTTGGCAGCAATATTGCACGTAACTTCAATGATCTATTGAATTGACATGCAAATCTCCGGCCAATCACAAATCTTGGCAGCAACATTGCACGTAACTTCAATGATCTATTGAATTG